TTTTGGTAAAATTCTACAAGCTAATAAAGAATGTAGTGGTGGAAAATTAGAAATTTCTACACAAGGATTAGCCAAAATTACATTTAAAGTAGATAATTATCACGCAATTTACCATTTAGTAGCGACTCAAAGTGCGGACTAATTATATATACAATTTAGATTGTATAGAAGGCCTTAAAACTCATGTATTAGATGAGTCTATAGATCTTTGTGTAACTTCACCACCATATAATGTAGGGATAGAGTATGATGTACATAATGATACTCTAAGACTAGATGATTATATGCAATTTTCTAAAGATTGGTTGACAGAAATTTACAGAGTGTTAAAACCAGATGGTAGGATTGCAGTAAATATACCATATGAAGTTAATATGAAAAAACTTGGTGGACACAATAGAGTATATATATCTTCAGAATATCATCAAATGATGAAAGATATAGGATATGGTTTTGCTGGAATTGCGGATTTGGATGAAAAAGCGCCACAGAAGGTAAAATTTTCTGCGTGGGGAAGTTGGTTGTCTGCATCAGCACCATATATGCACAATCCTAAAGAATGTGTATTGATAGGATATAAAGACCAATGGAAAAAGTTAGAAAAAGGTGAATCTTATTGGACTGATTCCGACGAGGATAAAAAGGGATTTATTGAAGTTGTGTCTGGGTTGTGGGGTTATTTTGCAGAAACTAGAGGTATGACAGAAGCAAATTTTAGTCTTGATATACCAGTTAAGGCTATTAAACTTATGACATATAAAGATGATGTAATATTAGATCCATTTATGGGTAGTGGTACAACTGCAGTAGCATCAGTAAATCTAGATAGAAAATATATTGGATTTGAAATTTCAGAAAACTATTGCAAGATAGCAAGGTCTAGAATTTTAAAAGAAAAAATAAAAATAGAAACAGCAGAAAAGGGATTTGATTTTTGGGAATAGAACATCACGGCATTTGGAATGAAAAATATAGACCTACTTCATTGGATACTTATATTGGGAATGAACATTTAAAATCTAAAGTTAGTATTTTTATAGAAACTAATGATCCTCCACACTTATTATTTTATGGTAGAGCAGGTACTGGTAAAACCACGCTTTCAAAGATTATTACAAAGTCTATAGAATGTGAATATTTGTATATAAATGCATCTGATGAGAATAGTGTAGATACAGTTAGAGATAAAGTTAAAGGTTTTGCATCTACATTAGGATTTCAATCGTTAAAAGTTATTATTTTAGATGAGTGTGATTACATCACACCTAACGCTCAAGCTGCATTAAGAAACCTAATGGAAACATTTAGTAGACATTGTAGGTTTATTCTAACTTGTAATTATGTAGAAAGAATTATTGACCCAATACAATCTAGGTGTCAATCATTTCAGATAGTACCACCATCCAAAAAAGAAGTGGCAGTACATTTATCTGAAATATTAACTAATGAGAATGTAAAATTTGAAGTGGATGATATAGCTACAATTATTAATGGAGCATATCCAGATATAAGAAAGGTTATAAATACATCACAAAGACAGGTTGTAGATGGTATTTTACGGATGGATGCGAGAGAGATTATTTTAAATGATTATAAGTTACAAATATTAGAAGTTTTAAAATCTAGTAAATCTAAAAAAGAAACATTTACTGAAATAAGACAAATACTGGCAGACGCAAAAGTTTCAGATTTTGCAGACTTTTTTAGATTACTATATGATGAAGTAGATAGTTATGGTAGTGGACATATTGCGGAAGTTATATTATTAATAGCTAAATATGAACAATCAGATAGTCAAGTAGTTGATAAAGAAATAAATGCGATGGCAATGTTAATTGAAATATTACAGGAGGTACGATGAAAGAAGAAAAGTATTGGGGAGAAATTCCAAATAAAGATCGAGTAAAACCAAGTAAAAAACGTGGTGGTGAAGGGGATTATAAACATATAGCAGTAATTGAAAATAAAATTTATTTTTATGCAGGAGTAAATCGCGATAGTGCAGTAGAACTTAATAAGAAAGTAGGAGAGTTACAATCTAAAAGTTTTAGTTTAGCTAATAACTTAGATATTGAACCGCCATATGTACATTTATTTATAAATTCTGGAGGAGGATCAATTACATCTGGTATTTCATCAATGGATACTATATTGAGATGTAAAATTCCAGTTCATACTTATATAGATGGATTCTGTGCAAGTGCAGCCACATTTATTTCGGTAGTTGGAAGTAAACGATTTATGAGTAGAAATTCTTATATGTTGATTCATCAGTTATCTACAAATTTTTGGGGTAAATATTCAGAGTTTGAGGATGAGAAACAGAATCTTGATTTAATGATGAAAACAATTAAAAATGTATATAAAGAATATACAAAAGTTCCAATGAAAAAACTTGACGAGATATTGAAACATGATTTATTGTGGGATGCTGAAACTTGTTTAAAGTATGGATTAATTGATGAAATAATTTAATGAATTTTAATGATAAATTATATTGTTCTATTGCAATGGGTGGATGGGCTGAAATAGGACATACTGGAGAACCAGAAAGTAGTCCAAATGTAAATGGTGATGTTTATCCTTGTTGTCCTGGTTGGTTGAAAGATGATACCAATCCAGCTGGATATGATTTTGGGAATATTTATAAAGATAAATGGGAAGATGTTTGGAATGGTGAAAAGGCTCAAGAGTTTAGAAAATCTATTTTAGATGGTTCATTTAAATACTGTAATGAAAATTTATGTCCACATTTACAAAATGTACATAGTAAACCGAATGTAGGCTCTATTGAATCAGCTCCATCAGTTAGAAAAATGAAAGATATAGAGTTGTTATATAAAGAAAAAGGTGAATATCATCGTAATATAATAGAAAAACAATTAACAGAATTATCCTTGGCTCCAGATGTTGTGAAAATGGATTATGATAGAAGTTGTAATTTATCTTGTCCATCTTGTAGAGAAGATTTAATAACACCGAGAGGAAAAGAATTTGAGTTAATTGAAAAAATACAAAACTCAGTAATTAAAGTTATACAAGAGGGAACGAGAAAGTTATATATTACTGGAACAGGGGATCCATTTGGAAGTGCAACATTAAGAAAATTTTTATTGAACTTTAAGAAAAAGAATTTTCCGAGTGTAAAAAATATTAGACTTCACACTAACGGAGTAAAGTGGACAAAAGAATTGTGGGATAAAATGTCAGATGTTCATGACTTAGTTTCAGATGCAGAAATATCTATTGATGCGGCAACTAAAGAAACTTATGAAAAAGTTAGGAGAGGTGGAGATTGGGATCAATTAATGGAGAATTTAAAATTTATTCCAAAAGAAGTTACTTGGTTTGGGATGAGTATGGTAGTTCAAGATACAAATTATAAAGAAATACCAAAGTTGATAAAACTTAGAGATAAATTAGTAAAAGAAAGTGGAAATAAAAGTATTTATGTTTATTTTTCTAAGATTACAAATTGGGGAACTTTTACAGATAAAGAATATGAAAAGAAGGCGGTTTGGAAGGAGAGTCATTCAAATTATAGTGATTTGGTGAGAATATTAAATGAGAATGTTAAAAAGTCATATTGGCAAGATAGATTTATGGGAACTAATATGACAGATTTATTAAAGGATTAATATGAATGTATTAGTTATAGGAGATAGTTGTAAGGATGTTTTTATTTATGGTGATATAGAAAGAATTAGTCCTGAAGCACCAGTACCAGTTTTTAAACCAACACATGAAGAATCAAATGGCGGTATGGCAAGAAATGTTGCAGATAATGTCGAATCATTAGATATGCACATTCATACCGTAACAAATAAAAATAGTATTATTAAAAAAAGATATGTAGAAAATCGTTCAGGTCAAATGGTATTAAGAGTTGATGAACATGATTATTGTGAAAGAATTGAAGAAACTTTATTAAAAGGTATTACAAAGAATAAATTTGAAAGACCTCCATTTGGATTTGGTTCAACGACTGAAAATTATTATGATGCTATTATTATTTCAGATTATTGTAAAGGGTTTTTAGAAGTATCAGATATTCAACATATTTGTGAAAACAATAAGAATGTATTTATTGATACCAAAAAGAAACTTGGTAAGTGGATTAAAGACTCAGATTTTATTAAGATAAATGAGTTAGAATACCAGAAAAACCATGAGATGTTATCAGAAAAAGGATTTGAAGATAAACTTATAGTTACGTTGGGAAGTAGGGGATGTAGATATAAGGGAAAAGAATTCCCAGTAAAAGAAGTTCCTGTAAAGGATGTTAGTGGAGCGGGGGATACATTTTTGGCAGGATTAGTTAGAGGGTATTTAGATTCAAATAATATATATGAAGCAATTATATTTGCTCAAAAGTGTACTACATTAGTGGTACAGAAACATGGTGTTGCAACAGTTACATTAAAGGAGTTAGAAAAATGAGTACTAAACCAATGAAACCACTTCCTAAAGCAAAACAGTCAGTAGATTTATCAAAAGCTGATACTATAAAATGTGATGATTGTGGAAATTATCTTTTTATCACTTCATTTGTGATTAAAAGAGTTTCTGCAATTTTATCACCAACAGGTCAAGAAGGACTAGTGCCAATTCAAGTTTATAGTTGTGGAAATTGTGGACAAGTACCAAAATCATTGTTAGAAGGTAGTGGGTTGGATCCAAATTAGTGTATATAGATGAAACTAAAAAAATTATTTTTATTCATATTCCAAGAACCGGTGGGACAAGTATTAAATCTTGTTTAAATCTCCATGATAAGATAGTTAACTCCCCACCATCACCTTTAGATTACCATAGGCATATTAGGAAGTTGGATACTATCTATAAAGAGTATTTTAAATTTACTTTTGTAAGAAATCCCTGGGATAGATTTGTGTCATTATATTTTTATAATAAATCAAAAACATACCAGGAAATGTTTCCAGATAGATTGACCACTTTAGTTGCAAAAAAATATGAATTTAAAAGTTGGTTAGATAATTTCCCATATAGAACACTTCAACAGGTTGATTTTGGTACATCGGAACTGGATTTTGTAGGTAAATATGAAACTATCCAATCTGATTTTAATAGTATTTTTAATGGGAATTTAAATGTGGAAAATTCAATTGATAGAAAACATTATAGTTATTATTATGATGATGTGAGTATTGATAAGGTATATGCTTTAGCAAATAATGATATAAAAGAGTTTAAATATAAATATGAAATGTAATTTAAATGTATAATTTATGTTATAATTTTTCACAATATATTCCAGTGGATGTGAAATTAAATATATTAAATGTCAGTACACTAAATGTGGAAAATTTACAATATGCCATTGATGAGTTTCAGACAGAATTGAACTGGAAAGAAATGTGGGATGTTGATGATGCAATTCATAGAATAAATGACAAATGGGATTTTAACGTAATAGAGAATAATGATAAAATATTTGGATGGGTTTGGTATAATCCTGTAATTAAGGAACTTTGTAATTTATATGTTCATGAGGATCATAGGGGAAATGGAATTGGGTCTGGGTTGGTTTATAGTATGATGAATTTAACATTTAGAAAAAACATAAAAGAAATTTACTGTAAAGTTGATGATTGGAATGTTGCAGGATATTCATTGTTTACACGATGTGGGTGGGTGGCCAGATGAATCTAATTGTTCCATATTATACTCAAACTAATTTAAATGAATGTGGATTTATTTCGGCAAAAATGATATTGGAATATTTTGATATAGTTGTGGGGGTCAATGAGATGAGACATCGATTGGGAGTAATCGAGGATAGACCATTATTATCAACAGAAATATTATTATTATTACATATGTATGGACTTTCCTCAACTTTATATTCTAAAACCAATGTGTTGAATTTTGATATATCACCCCGATATAAGAGTATATTGGATAAAAATTTAATTGATATTGAAAAATTAAATTTAAATTTGATTGTTAAGAAAGTAACTATTAGTTCTATTAAAAGTTGGATTAATTCTGGTATCCCAATAATTTGTCTATTAAATTTCCCAAACCGGGGATTACATTATGTACCGGTTGTAGGATTTGATAACAATAATATATATATTCATGATTTTGATACACCAAACATTAAAATATCAACTGATAAATTTAAAATTTTATTTGAAAACTCCAAGACAGATTGTGATTCTATAGTTGCAAATATTTAATGTAAAACTTGATAAATACATATTTATAGATGTAATAGAGTTTAGACTATATTAGATTTAGGACACGACAATTTCATTCAACGTAAATATTGGAGTTGCAAATTAATATGAACAATAGATTAAAATATAATAAAAAAACATATACTTCCAAATTAAATGATGAAATAATAAACATTTCGGAACTATTTACTGGACATTCTTATTGGCAAAATAAGAAACATGAGGGAGTATTAGTTGCATATGATTTCATTCCTCAAAATGATAATTTAAAAATATTAGAATTGAATACTCATATTGGAATTTATAAAGAATACATTCCATATTTTAATTTTGATACATTGGTAGATTTCTTCGTTCAAAATAAATATAATAAAGTTATTGCCTTGGTTAGCAAAATGTATGACATTCCAGTAAAAGATAAAGAAAATCCTTCAACTGATTTTATGTCTATATTAGAAGATAAATTAAAAACTTTTAATATTGGGTTGGAAGTGACTCAAGATAATTCAACTATCAATTTTGATAATGATACATTTTTATTACGATTTTCGTTTGATCCAGAGTCTAAAATTGATGGATTTGCCGCAAATAAAAAATCATTTTTGACCTTCTTAAAGGAAAATGAACTCAGTAGATTAACAATCGATAATACAGTATTCCTAAATGATATTTTCCCAAACTATGTGATTAAAAATTCCACAATTGATAGAACAATGGGATTGGAGTTCACCGATACATATAAAAGTGAGTTGAATAAAAATCAATATTTAGAAAATTTTATAGTTTCAGACCAATTTGATGAATTTGAGAATTATAATATAGAGTTACGTGGACTCTCATTAATAACACCCACCACCGCTATCCCACTTAATACTGAACCATTCGTTAGTGCTAAATTTTATGAGAAGATATCGGAAACTGAATATCAACAGTATGATACATATGGGAATAGTTTTCTAAAAGATACTGATATATTATTATCCGATGGTTCTACTAAAAAAATACAAAATATTTTACCAGGGGATAAATTGTTGAGTTATGATATAAAATCACTACAGAAAAATAAAGTTTGGAAGAAGTGGGTTTCTGATCAAATTAATTTATCAACCGTAAAACAGTTGGAATCTACGGCTCGTGGAGTGGTGGGGAAAATGACTTATGGGTATGTTGTTATTAATGGGAATCGTTTTACGAAAAGTGCAAATTTATGTGTATTACATAAGAATTCTTGGAAATTTAAACCAGCATCAGAGATTGAAGTTGGGGATGTCATTTTAAAGAATAATTATGAGATTGAAGAAATTCGTGATGTAGAGGTTGTTAATGAGGCAGCCAAAACGTATGGAATTGATGTAAATAATTATGATAATTATTTTGGAAATAATTATTTTGTTCATAACGTGAGTCTGGGAGCATGGTGTTTTATTGCAGGTACTAAGGTAACTATGCATGATGGTGAAGAAAAAAATATAGAAGATGTAGTTGTGGGGGACGTGGTAAAATCGTGGAATGAAAAAACTGAAAAAATTGAAGAATCTACCGTTAAATCGTTAATTCAACCATTACATGATGATATTGTGAGAATATCATTTTCAGACAACACTTCGGTCACCAATACCTTTGATCATCCACATTATGTTAAAAATGTTGGGTGGTGTTCGTTTAAACCACATTTGACATTATCTAGATATGATATGCCTGTAGACAAATTGAAAATCGGTGATACTATTTTTAAATTGAATGGTGATGACTTAGTAGAAGAAACCATCACTGAAATAAATGTAATTTCACCGAAAGTTGAGAAATCAATAAACGAGAAAACAGGTGAACTTGAAGTTAAAAAAGAAGAATTCCAGACTTATATTTTTTCTCTAGACAAAAACTTTACATTTTTTGCAAATGGAGTATTAACCCATAATAAGAGTGGGGGTGCATACATTTGGGCGATGGGCGGTAGATCGAGTGCACAATCGAATGGTTCCAGAACCAACACGATTCAATATTTTGATGGGGATAATGGTGCAACAAACGCTACCGATGCATCGGATTTGGCACAATCAATAGCATTTACCACTGGAGTGTGTGGTGCAAGTTATAAATTTACTCTTGGTGGATATAACGGCGGTAATACTAATGCTATTCAATATTCTACTGCCACTACGGTATCTGGTAATGCATCAGATGGTGGAGATTTAACGGTGTCTAGACGGGCGTCTATGTCTGGACAAGGAGCTACGTATGGATTTTGTTTTTGTGGATCTCCACCCACAAATGTAATCGATTATATCAATATGGGGAGTACAACTGGTAATGCATCGGATGCCGGGGATTATCCCTGGGCACTTAGGGATCCTGCCGGAATGGGAAATAGTCGAGATAGTGGTTATTCATTCGGTGCCGGTGGAAGGGCAAGTTCAGGACATGAAGTGAACTATATTACACACTGTAACGTTTCATCAGCCGGTAGCGCAGCAGCATCGGATAGGGGAGATTTAACCACAGGCCGGTATGCGAATGGCGATGGTGGGGGTGGTGGAACTACATATATTTTTCACGCTGGTGGATTCAAATCCTCGACTAGTCAAACACAAAACGTCACGGATTATATATCAGATACCACTTCAACTGCAAATGCATCGGATAAGGGTGATTTAACTGTGGGGAGATATTATCTCTCAGGTGGTTCAGGTGATAACGGTTATACACATTTTATGGGTGGATATAACAATAATACCGTAAGTAACTATAATATAATAGAATACACCAACAACACAACCACTTCCGGAAATGGTTCAGATAAAGGTGATTTAATTGGCAATCGAAGTGGTCATGGGGTGTCAGAATCCGAAACTGGATATAATTGATTAAATAAATAAAGGTAACAATAATAATGAAGAAAAAATATGATATTACTAAATTGGAGGAAATTCGAGAATCCCATCAAGGACAAATGGAAGATTTATATTCACAGTTTATAGAGATGGGACAGTTGAAATCGGATTTCGATGTGGAGAAATTCACAGTAATGAAAGAGGGACAGTTCATAGCACATAATTTCCATTTTATGATGCGACAGTATGTATTCTCTCTGAGTGAATCAATTAGATTTTGTACTGACATAGAGGAATCGAGTAGACTTATAAAAGAATATGAAGAGGCATTGGAACGGGGAGAGAAAAAAATAACAATTCGTACTGGTGCTAACGGTGAGTTTGAAGAAAAATTTACAGATTTATGGATATTAACTTTAAAAAACAAAAGATTTCTTGATGAGGTTGCACTTCAAAATAAATTATCTATGTGTAATAATTTTGAAAAAATGAGAGTCAAATTGATAGAAATGAATGATGGGATCGTCCCAACTAATGAACAATATCAGGAAGAAATGCCCAAATATTGGAAATGGAATATAGAAAATCAGGCACTATGGGAGGCCAAATCTAGAATTACTGGAATCTCTAAGAGTGTTTGGGAAACTATTCAACATATTGAAGAAAGGCCCGTTTTGAATGAAAAATTTCAAGTTTCGATGTTGAATGAGAGTGGATTACTTGATATTGATAGAATAGCACTTGAGGCCGAACAATTAAAAGGTTTACGAGAAGGTTTGATTGGATTAAATAGTGGATTATATGGTAAAACAGAAGATTTGTTAGAGAATCCGTCGGAAAATAAAAAACAATTAAAAAATGGAATTAAATAGGAGATCACAATGGCAACTGTAATTGTAAAATATGAACTTCAAGATGGTTCTACCATACCATCATATGTAATAGATGGTGGATATTTCCCATCGGGGTCTTTTTTATATGGAAGTGCACTTGATACAGATGTGCCGGGTGATGCTGTGGTAGTTTCAAGTGATGATTTCAAGGCCCACGTGACCAGTAGTGATATTACATATCCTGGAGAGGATCCAGTAGAATTTACTTCGGCAGAAAAACTAACTGTCGCGAATGATTGGATATCGGATAAGTTATAATTTTAAATTTAATTATTAATAATAATTAAATCCACATTCATTTAAATTAAAAATTTCACACATATTACTGTGAAATTAATATTGTTATACTTAAAAAATAATTATAGTATTTGGATAGTTAATATACTATTTATTTAAAAGGTTTCAATTCATGAAATTAAAATCACTATTTGATCACATAAATCATATTACGTCAAAACAGACCAAAGGTTATTGGGATTCTCTAAACGATAGAGAGAAGAAACAATGGTCTAATTATATGATTAACCGTTTTCTATCTATGAAGATGGAGTGGACTGATTTTGTTAATGAAATACAGAAATTAAAGCTTGACTCGTACCAACTTTATGTTGTATATTCCAGTATATTACCGAAGGGTAAGCAGTATTTAAAATATATTAAGAAGAAAAAAGGAACTATTTATAGTAAACAAGTTATTCAGACATTCTCAGAATATTTTCAAATAAGTCAGTCAGAATCAGAAGATTATTTAAATCTATTATCAAAAAAACAAATTAGAGAGTTAGTTTCAAAGTATGGTTATGCCAATAAAGAATTAAAACAAATGGGATTATAAAATGAAAGTTATTAAAGAGTCAAGTACAAAAAAAGGTGTGTCGTTAGAAGAAACATATGGTAATGCTAATGGTGATAAGTCAGTTGTTACTTTGATGGAAGAAGAATGGCCTGAAATGACCAATGAGTTTAAGAAGATACAAAAAGAACAATATGAATTGTTTTTACATAAACAACACGATTATGGTCCAGGTAATATTTCAGTCGGTACACAACTACAAACACCAGAAGAAGTAAGATTATCCCTAATCGGTCTTTTTTTCAGGATGAATGACAAAATACAACGAGTTAAAACATTACTGTTGAATAACAGAAAGTCAGCTGTAAAAGACGAACCTATTGAAGATGCCTATCTCGATGTTAGTAACTATGGTATTATGGCAACAATAGTAAATCGTGGTAAGTGGGGTAAGTAATTTGTCTGGAAAATTAAAAGTTAGTTATTCTCAATATTCTATGTGGTCACAATGTCCACATAGATGGAAATTAAATTATATTGATAGATTATCTACCTTTACGGATAGTATTCATACAATGTTTGGAACAAGTATGCATGAAATTATGCAGATTTGGGTTAAGACTATTTATGAAGTATCAGCTAAAGCGGCTAATGAATTAGATTTGAATACTATGTTGTTGTCTAAAATGAAAAAGTTATATGCCGAAATTATGGAAGTAGATGGAGCAGAACATTTCACTACTCCCGAAGAATTAACAGAGTTTTGGAAAGATGGTGTCGCTATTTTAGATTTTCTTAAAAAACGTAGAGGTGATTATTTTTCTAAAAAAGGATGGGTTTTACGGGGTATAGAGACAGAATTAAATTATCCACTTACAGATTTAATTGGGTTTAGGGGGTTTGTTGATTTGATCCTTGAGAATAAAATAACTGGGAAGATAAAAATTATAGATATTAAAACTTCCACAATGGGTTGGAATAAGTGGATGAAAACAGATAAGAAAAAAACAGACCAATTATTATTATACAAACAGTTTTATTCTAAACAATTTGATACACCAATGGACAAAATTGATGTAGAATATTTTATTGTTAAAAGAAAATTATATGAAAATGTGGATTGGCCGCAGAAAAGAGTTCAATCTTTTGTTCCGGCTAATGGAACACCGTCTATAAATAAAGTTGTAAAAAATTTGAGTGATTTCTTGGATGATGGATTTGATGGTGGAGAGCATAAACATAAGGATTATTTAAAAAATGCAAGTAAAAAAACTTGTAGATTTTGTGAATTCAATCAAACTGAGTATTGCGATGAAGGGATAAAATAATGAATAGAATGAGAGTAACTCTAAGGTTTTATTTACCAGATTTTATAGAAAATTTAAATACTAATATAGAACAGTTAGAAAAAATATATAAAAAAAGTTTGGCACCCATAACTTTATATTTGTGGTATGATACTGACGATAAGAAAGATTTGGGACAGTTAAAGGAGTTTATTAAAAATTGGGAATCTAGACAACATTTTAGAACGGTTATTAGAACATCTTTCGTAAATTCACCAAAGGATTTTATTTGGTTTGATATAATCCCATATACTTATGAGAATAAAACAGGCTATAATAGTAGATTTTCATATTCTTATATTGATAAATCTAAAATAGTGGACGGTATTAAACATTTTGATGAAATTTTAAGTTTTACAACTGGACCCAAACCTAAAAAAATACAAAAAAGGACAGACCATAATTATAATGAAAGTGGCGATAGTAGGTAGTCGTAAGTACGATAATAAACTAAAAATAAAAGAATTTATTTTTCAATGTAAAGAACAGTTTGGTGATAAATTGGAAATTGTTAGTGGTGGATGTAAATATGGAGCAGATAAATTTGCTAAACAGGTATCAATGGAGTTGGATTTAAGATATGTTGAATTTCCACCAGCACATTTTCCACATAACCAATTTTGTATCAGGGAAGCATTTAATTATGGTAAACCATATGCAGTATGGAATTACTTTAAAAGGAATAAAGAGATAGCAAATTATAGTGATATGGTTGTAGGTTTTATACCAGAGGGAGTTGAATCAAATGGAACTCGTAATACACTAAATCACGCTGAAAACTTTAATAAAAAGGTTATTATTATAAATTAAGTATATATTTATTATATATATGTATATATGGAATAAGAGATTATGTTATGAACGAAGATTTAAAATTAACATCAGTAAAGATTCTAACAAGCCTTCATAAGAGATTTAAAAGGTTTTGTTTAGAAGATGAGTTTACTCTTCAAAAACTTGTTAATAGATCATTGGATTTATATACAACGGATGGAGAGTTTAAAAAGAAAATTGATGAATATCAAGAATTGGAACATTCGGGAAGTATGTTATGAATAAAAAGAAAATATTACTACTCTCAGACGATTTACGAATGTCGAGTGGAGTAGGTACAGTTTCGAAGGAATTTGTATTAGGTACAATTAATCATTACGATTGGGTACAGATAGGTGGAGCTATTAAACATCCAGAAACAGGTAAAGTGTTTGATATGCGGGATGATATAAGACAAGTAAGTCCTGAAATTGAAGATCCATATTTGATGATTTATCCATGTGACGGATATGGAGACCAAGAGTTGTTGAGAGCAGTAATGCGAAAAGAAAAACCAGACGCAATTCTACACTATACAGATCCAAGATTTTGGACTTGGTTATATTCTATGGAGCATGAAATTCGGTCACAGATACCGATTTTTTATTATAATATATGGGATGATTTACCTTATCCAATGTGGAATGAACCATATTATGAATCGTGTGATTTGATTATGAATATATCTAAACAAACTGTAAATATTGTTAATAATGTTTGGCATCAAGAACCACCTGAAGATTGGCAAGTAACTTATGTTCCACATGGAATAAATCAAGATGTTTTTAAACCTTTACCTAGAGATGACAAAGGTTATCAAAATTTTATGAAAGAAAGTAAACATCCAGTTGAAGATTTTGAATTTGTAGTATTTTTTAACGCTAGAAATATTCGTAGAAAATTACCAGGTGATGTAATACTATCATTTAGTACATTTGTAGATATGCTTCCAGAAGAAAAAAGAAATAAATGTTTATTGTTAATGCATACAAATCCAATTGATGAAAATGGAACTGACTTGATGGCGGTAGCAGATGCAGTAGCACCTGGAAAAAATGTTAAATTTTCAACGGAAAAACTAACTCCAGAATGTTTAAATTATTTATATAATTTTGCAGATGTTACTATTAATCTGGCTTCCAACGAAGGATTTGGACTAGGAACAGCAGAATCAGTAATGGCGGGTACTCCAATGACAGTAAATGTTACTGGTGGAATGCAAGATCAATGTGGATTTAGACTTGATGGTAAATTATTGACAGCAGAAGATTATACAGATATACATTCTTTACACGATGCAAAGAAGTGGAAAGATAATCCAAGACTTACTCACGGAAGTTGGACAAAACCAGTATGGCCTTCTAATCGTTCACTACAAGGTTCAGTACCAACACCATATATTTTTGATGATAGACCAAGTTTTGAAGATGCAGCAGAAAAATTATATGAATGGTATCAGACACCAAAAGAAGATAGAGATAAGTTTGGTTTGGAAGGTAGAGAGTGGATGTTGAGAGAAGATACTTGTCTTTCAGCTAAGAGAATGAGTGAGAGATTCATAGAAGATATGGATACTGCATTTGAGAAATGGACACCAAGAAAACAATTTAAGTTATATGAGGCGTAAATGAGTGATTATAATGGTTTTAGTTTTGATTTAGAAGGTAATGGTAAGAAAATAACTAAAGATAGAGTAGATAAAGTTCTTGAATTTACAGATGGTTCTAATGAATGGAATATAATAGAGGAAGTATTAGAGGTTGAAGATGGTAATATTATTCTTATGGGGGATAATGAAGACCCGTGGAGATATAATTATGCCGATGAAGTGTTACATCTTATGATAACATTACAAGAAGAATTAGATTTTACTTTCAAGGGAGAGTTTGTGTGGATGTCAGACGATTATCAAAATAGTTATACAAATACATATACATTTGATGGAAGTGGAGATTATGACGAAGAATTTGAAGAGGAAGAGCATGAGTGGTACGAAGATGAGTAAACCAGTATGTTTAGTTACAGCACCAGTAGGTACAAGAAGTGGGTATGGGGCACATTCCAGAGATATAGTACATTCACTTATTGATTTAGATTTATATGATGTAAAGGTAATGCCAGTTAGATGGGGATCTACACCACAAAATGCTTTGGATGAAAATGATCCAGAAGATAGAAAAATACTGGAAAGGTATTTACCACAACCACATTTAGACAAGCAACCAGAACTTCATATTCATATTGTAGTTCCAAATGAATTTCAGACGTGGGGTAAATATAATATAGGTATCACCGCAGGGGCTGAATTTACCGCAGTAAGACCTGAATGGTTAGAAGGGTTAAATAGGATGGATTTAAATATAGTTCCATCTGAATTTACTAAAGAATGGATTGTTAAGACTAAATTTGATAAGAATAACGAAGAAACTAAAGAAAAGGTTGGAGAATTACTTTTAGAGAAACCTATAGAAGTATTGTTTGAGGGGTATAATGAGAATATTTATGGAAAAGTTACAACAGATGATTTTATAAACGAAGAATTATCAAAAATTAAAGAGAATTTTTGTTATTTTTTTACTGGACATTGGTTACAGGGAGGTTTAGGTAATGATAGAAAAGATGTTGGTGCATTAATTAAAATATTTTATGAGACTTTTGGTAGAAAGCCAAATAAACCAGCATTGATATTGAAAACTACAGGTGCTACTCCGTCAGTACTTGATAGGCACGAGGTATTAGGTAAAATTGAACAAATTAAAAAACAATTTCCAGGACAGAAGTTACCCCCAGTGTATTTATTACACGGAGATTTGACAGATGACCAAATGAATGCTTTATATAATCATCCAAAAGTAAAAGCTATGACTATGTTTACACACGGAGAAGGTTTTGGAAGACCTATTTTAGAATTTTCAACTACTGGAAAGCCTATGTTGGTTAGTAATTGGAGTGGTCATATAGATTTTCTTAAAAAGGACGCCGTTACTCTTCTGAAAGGAAGATTAACAGAAGTTCCAAAAGATGCATTTCCAGAGAATATATATCAAGATGGAGCTCAATGGTTTACTTGTGATTATGGTTTGATCAAAAAAGAGTTGGTTAATTGTTTTAAACAATACAAAAAATATAGTAAAAAATCTCAGAGACAGAAAATTTATGCTAGAAATTTTACTCGACAGAAAATGACAGAAAAATTAGGAATGATTCTTGATAAATATGTTCCAGAATTTCCGAAAGAGGTACAACTGAATTTACCTAAACTTAAAAAGGTTAGCGATTCTAATGTAGAGCCTACTAAAATAAAACTTCCAAAGCTGAAAAAGGTGTAATGTGGAAAAGAGAATAATTTGTCCAGTATGTAATGCTGAAAAAATGTGTATTGAGGAATCTCAAGGAGATTTTACATCATATATGTGTTTTAGATGTGGTTATATGTCAGATGCTAGGATGGAAGATGATTCAGAATTTATGGAAAAACATTTAAAAAATACACCACAGGTAGTTATAGATTTAAAACAATATGATATCGAAAGGTCAATTTATTGGTATCCATCTGTAGTAAATGTTCCAGAAAAAGGTGTAGTGTATCCGAAAGAAAATCCAGAATCTTTTCAAGATACTTATTGTTGGGAAGCGGCTAAATATATTAAATCAGAGAGAAAAGAATATGATTTTGAATTAGATATGGATAATTCTAGAGAATTTAATTATGTGTTATTTTATGAGGCATTACGATATATAGAAGTAATAATAGAAGGAAAGGGAAATGAAAGTAATCACGCAATGGCCTAAGGTAAAGGCGGGAGATATAATTTCATTTAGATATAAGAATGAACGAAGTGGTAGAGCTTTGACACATTCTATTTTAACATTGGCTAGAGATATAAAAGTACCAACTAAATCTGGTGCTAAACGATTTTTGATTGGATTAAAAATAGAAGAAAGTAACAGGCCATTGGTTCCCAAAGATGTTATAGAAAAATTTTTAATGGAAATCGGAGAAATTGAGTTAGTAGATGCTAAAAATAAGATTTATGGATTAAAATTAGAAACTAAAGGAGATATGGGGGAAGTACAATTAAGAAGGCTTTACAGAGATTTAAAACCTTTAAATAGATCTAATAATCTTTATAGAACTTATGATTATCTGAAAGCTAGAAAATCTCCAGTTTATAAAGAGCCTATAAAATTATCAAAAAGTTTAAAGGAAGCATTAGAAACCCGATTCGAATATGAAAATTAGTTATTGCATAACTGTTTGTAATGAAGAAGTAGAGTTACAAAAATTAGTTACATTTTTATTAAAACATAAAGAGTTACAAGACGAAATAGTAATCACCTATGATTCTAAAAACGGTAATAAAGGTGTAGAAGAATATTTAAGAAGTCATTCAGTAAATGGAGAATTTAGTTGGCATCCATTTGAGTTTGATGGTAACTTCTCAGACCTAAAAAATCATACTAAGAAAATGAGTAGTGGAGATTATATATTTCATTTAGATGCAGATGAAATCCCACACGAAACATTAATGGAACAACTACATACTATATTAGAAATGAATGATGTTGATTTGGTTTGGATACCAAGAGTAAATACAGTTGAAGGTCTCACCGAGGAGTGGACACAAAAATGGGGATGGAAAGTAACAGAAAAAGGTTGGGTGAATTTTCCCGATTATCAGGCCAGAATTTTTAGAAACAGTCCTGGTATAAGATGGGTAAAACCAGTTCATGAACACATTACAGGTTGTAAAACATACGCACATCTACCACCACACGAAGAATTATCTTTATATCACCCAAAGACAATTGACAAACAAGTAAAACAAAATGAGTTATATGAAGGGTTGATGAAATGAGAACATATTTTATAGCAGAAATAGGAATAAATCATAATGGTGATATGGATATTGCTAAAAGATTGATAGATATTGCGTCGGCGGCTGGGTGTGATTCAGTAAAATTCCAAAAGAGAAATCCCGATGTTTGTGTTCCCGAAGATGAGAAATCTAAAATAAGAGAAACGCCGTGGGGTAAAATGACTTATTTGGACTACAAATATAAGGTAGAGTTTGGAAAAGAAGAATACGATGAAATAGATGTATATTGTAAAGAAAGAAAAATTGATTGGTCTGCATCACCCTGGGATTTAGATAGTTTAGAATTTTTAATGCAGTATGATATCCCATATATCAAAATACCATCAGCGATGTTGACCAATGATGAATTATTAATAGCGGCGAGAGATACGGATAAAAAAGTAATTCTAAGTACTGGTATGAGTACTAGAGAAGAGATAGATCATGCTGTAGTTTTGTTAAAATCAAAGATTGTAGTAGAACCGTATTATGAAAAAGCTGGAAATTTTGTTTTATTACATTGTAATTCTACATATCCTGCACCAATAGATGAATTGAATTTAAGTGCAATCAAAACACTTAAAGAAAGATATAATTGTGAAGTGGGATATAGTGGACATGAATTTAGACTATCCACTTCAGTAGCGGCTACTTATTTAGGTGCTTCAGTTATTGAGAGACATATTACATTAGATAGGTCAATGTGGGGTTCTGATCAATTGTCGTCAGTAGAGCCACAGGGGTTATTTAAATTAATGAGTGGGATTAGAGAATTAGAACTAGCTCGGGGCGATGGAGAAATAAAGGTTACAGAATCAGAGAAAAAAGTACGAAAACATTTGAGGGGATAGGTGAGCCTTTTTGACCAAGATCGTGGTACTGTTGAAATGCAGGATTTTTATTCACATATAGCTCCCTTCAAATCTTATTCTACAGGGCAATTAAAAAGTTTATTTCCATTTACAAATAATTTAAATGAAAGTTCTGATATAGTATATAATTATTTGGATGAATTTGATAAATTTAAAGATAGTAAAATATTAATTGTTGGAGCTGGACCTACTACAAATGAAGTTAAATGGTATAATTTAGAATATGATTATATATTTTCTTTAAATCATTTTTATTTAAATTCCAATTTGAAGAACAGGAAAGTAGATATTGCAGTTATTGGTGGTGAGGTGGATTATCAAAGTGATGACTTTTTGAATTATGTAAATGAGTTTAATCCTATATTGATGTTTGAATTACATTCTAGATGGGAGAAAGAAAAAACATATTTAAGATTATTATATGAAAATTATCCTAAAATTAGTTGTTTTAATACTAGAATATATGGTAAATTAGGCGGTGTTCCTAGATTGTTAATGTTTGCATTAGAGATGAAACCTAAAGAAATTTATTTTGTTGGTATGGATGGATGCCCAGGAGTTTCTGTTAAGACTAAAACTTTAAATAAAAATAATATGGAACATTCTTTTGAAGATGGTAAGGTTAATTTACCACATCAAGTCAACGAATATAACGCTTATGATATTTATTATGGACAATATGAAGAATTATGGAATTATATTTTAAATGAATTAAATTATGATACTAGACTTTACAACTTGGGAGAAAATTCAGAATACAATTTTAGTTCTATTTGGAGTAAAGAACATTTCTCACTAACAGAAGAAATTAAAAGGAAGATTAGCTAATGTATGATGTAGATTTTTATATGAAATCACATCCAATTGTAAAAAAATTGGAAAATGGTGAAAATTTGCCTATGAAAGATGTTATGAATACTTTTGAAAGTTATAGATCAAAAGACCCCATAATATATAATATAGAAACTACTAATGCGTGTAATATGAGATGTAAGATGTGTCCTCGTACCAGTAGAATGACAAGAGATATTACATTTTTAGAAGAAGATTTTTATGAAGATATAGTAACTCAAATAAAACCACATAGTAAAGAACTTTGGTCTAAATGGGAAAAATTTGTAACTAAAACATATGGAATAAGACCAGATGATGCAGCTAGTGAAAATCATTTTTTCCTTTATGTAATTCCAAAGGTGATACAGTTACACGGATATGGTGACCCTCTTTTAGATAAAAATATAGGTAAAGTAGTTAAAGTATTATCAGAAAATGATTTTGAATCTTATTTTAGTTGTACCCCAGCAAATATAAATGTTGAACGGACAGAGGAAATGATGGGTTATGGATTAAATTATTTAAAATATTCATTTGAAAGCACAGATGATGTTAAATTTAAAGAGGTCAGAGGTGCAGCAGCTAATTTTACTGAAGCGTATAAAAAAACTTTGGAAGTTTTATCTATAAAAGAAGAAAGAGGATTTGATACTACAATTATAATTACTATGATTGATATTGGACATGATGATACACAACTAGAAGAATTCGAAAAATTAAAAGAAGTATTTAAAGATCATGATGTATACATATATTTAAAAAGTGAAGATCAACAATGGTATAGAAAAGATGTAACATTAAAGGACTATTTAGAACAAAGAAATAGAATGTTACCTGATCAGAGAGAGAATTTTTATGGTACAGAATCAGTTCACTGGTCAGAATTTTGTAAACATCCCTGGATGTCAATGAGTGTTAAGTCTGATGGCGAGGTTCATATGTGTATGGAAGACTATAACAATGAAATATTTCTTGGAGATTCTTACAAAAAGAGTTTATATGATATTTGGAATGGTGATCTATATGATAAATTTAGGAAAGATCATTTTGAGTTAAATCCCTGTATAAAATGTAATTCGGAATGTGATATGCCAAAAATAGGAAACTATTATTGATGCAAAGAGTAATTGTTACTGGTTCTACAGGACTTATCGGTAAAGAGGTAAGTAATTTTTTAGAACAAACAGGTTATAAAGTTATAAGATGTTCGAAAAGTTTAGGTTATGATTTAACAGACGAATCTGTAGCTAAAAAGTTTTTTAGTGAAAATCCAGCAGAGTGTTTAGTAAATTTATTTGCTTTGAATCAACATATAGAAGAATCTGATTATCCAAAAGGAAATGATATTTATGATATTTCCTTGGATTCAGTAAATGAATATTTAAATGTGAATGTAACAAGTTTGTTTTCAGTATGTAGAGAATTTGCTCGAGTAAATAAAACAGGTGTTATTGTTAATTTTTCATCTATATATGGCGTGGTTTCTCCAGACCCTTCAATGTATGGAAGTGATAATAAACATATTGGGTATCCAATTTCTAAGTGTGCAGTTCGTCAGTTATCTAAATATTTAGCAGTTAATTTAGCACCAAATATTAGAGTGAACTGTGTTATTCCTGGTGGAGTTAAAGATTCACAATCAGAAAGATTTACTAAAAAATATAATGATAGAGTTCCTATTGGGCGGATGATGAATGTTAGTGAACTAAATGGGATAGTTAAATTTTTATGTTCAAATGAGTCATCTTATTGTAATGGTGGAGAATTTTTAATAGATGGAGGCTATACTGCGTGGTAAATAAATCTTTAAAGGATATATGTTTTGTAATTCAAGCTAGGTTAAATTCAACAAGAGTTCCACGCAAAATGACAAAACCATTTTCAGATACTACATTGATGGGATTGGGGATACAAAAAGTATTGGATTCTAAAATCATTCCAAATGACAATTTTTATTGTTCAGTATATGAAAGAGAATTAGTAGAATTATGTGAAAAGTATGATGTTAATGTTTTTCATAGATCTGAGAAATCTGCCAATGAAGAACATACTGTATCTGGAATGTATGAGTGGAGTGATAAACTTCCATATAAATATGTTGTACTTATTAATGCTTGTGCTCCGTTATTAAAGACGGAAACTATTGATGCGTTTGTTGCGAAATATATGCATTCAGATTCGGATGGGTTGTTTGGTGTTATAGGGAAGAAACAATATTATTGGAATGGAAACGGTGATTTGATTACAAAATGGCCCGAAGGGTTTACTATTATGAATACTAAAATGGTAGAGAAAATTTATGAAGCCGCTCATACTCTTTATGCATCAAGGATAGATACTATTAAGGATGAAATTTGGATGGGTGATACACCATTCACCAAAGGAAATCCAGAGTTATTTGAAATGGATGAATTGGAAGTTTTTGATATTGATTATCCATGGCAATTTGAGGTAGGAGAGGTTTTATATAATAAATTTAAAACGGGATAGGAGATAAATTATGATACAACATACTTTAGTACAACAAGATAAACCAGGAACATATAGAGAACATTACGATTTATGTAGAGAAAAATGGGAAACATCTACGGGCAAATATGATTCTTTATATGATTTAACAGCAGATACAAATATATTAGATTCATTTTCAAAAGAGGAAAGTGAGAGATATGATTATTTGATATCTCAAATACATAAAAAAATGGACAAAGCCATAGATAATGGTGGATGTCACGTCGGACCAAAACATGCTATAAGAGTGGATGATTGGAAAAGTATAGATGAAATTTATGAACTGTTAGAATTGATAATGCCAATTGTCGAGCGAGAAGTTTTTGGAAGTAATGCTAAGATAGAATTCTTTCATTTGTATAGAAATGTACCTTTGGATAACCAACCAGATAATGAGTGGGACGATTCAATGTATGATTCGTCATGGAAATGGCATTATGATGATTGTCCTACAGAATTTTTGAAAATGCTTATCAATTTAAATACGGTTACGGGGGATAGTGGAGCTTTTAAGTTTTTAATAGATGAAAACGGTGATATTCCAGTTATACCTTCTTATAGAATGGCACCTCACAGAGATGCAATTAAACCACAAATATATCCCGCGTCAAGGATTCCACCAACGGTCATTAAAGAAAAATTAGAGAGTGGATGGCAATTGGCAAATCTAGAAGGACCTCCTGGAACTTATGGTATACTTACACCCAATGTTTATCATAGAGCAAGTTGTCCAAAACCTGGAACAGAACCACGAGATGCAATATTCCTGTTCATTAGACCTTGTTTAGAAAAACAAGATAAATATTTGACTACAGATACATATGCATATCCAGGTTGGGCGGGAACACCTGAAAGAAACGTAAAAATGTATGAGTTAGATTGATGGAAATATTAAAGGAGTTTGAAATATGAGTAGACCTAAAACAATTTTTTGTGATCTGGATGGCACATTAACTGAACATCCAAACAGCGGAAATAACGATATAACTAGATATGATTTAGAACAAAATATGAAAGTGCTTCCAGGTACTAAAGAAAAGTTGTGGGAGTGGGACGGTAAAGGTTATAATATAATTCTTACTACTGGTAGAAAAGAAGGTATGAGAAAATCAACTGAAGAACAGTTGAGAAAGGCTGGAATAATTTATGATCAACTTGTTATGGGAATTGGTGGTGGTGATAGGGTATTAATTAATGATAAGAAACCAGACGGTCGAGTTGCAGCTAGTGTTATAAATTTAAATAGAGATGAGGGAGTTAAAGATGTCAAAATATGAACATATACAAGATGATTTGATACGAGATGCCCTTGAAGAATATAAAGATAAGATAGATGAGAATAAATCTCACCGATTAGATATTAGTTCATATAGAGTAGAAAAGCCTTGGGGTTATGAAATATGGTTAGAGTTGAATGAACATTATGCTTACAAACTAATTCATATGAACAAGGGATATCAGAGTAGTTTACAATGGCATGAAAAGAAGGTTGAAACAAATTATGTTATTGAAGGTGAGGCTGAAGTATTATTAGAAAAAGATGATGGTACAATGGAATCGAAAACATATAAAGTTGGAGACGGTTGGTGTGTTCCATTAAAAACTAAACATAGAGTTATAGCTACAACTGATTATACTGCTTTAGAGTGTTCTACTGCTCATTTGAATGACTGTATTAGATTTGAAGATGATTCAGATAGAGGTAGTGGTAAAATAGAAACAGAACATGATAGGAATTAAATGAAAACTGCATATTGTACTAATTGTCAATCTACTGTAAAAGTTTATCATGACTTTGGTAATAATTATATTGATGTTTACTATTGTTCAGAGTGTGAATCTGAACTGAATTATAATTTTAAATTTTGTATTTTAGCAGCAGGTAGGGGAACAAGAAATAATGATATTAGTGGATTACATAAAGCCTTACTTCCATTAGAAAATAAACCTGTTATATCTTATATTATTGATAAGTTGGATACACAGGTAGAGATAGTAATTGCTGTGGGTTACAAATCAGAACAAATAAAAACTTATCTAGATACTGTATATACAGATAGAAAAATAACATATGTAGATGTTGATAATTATGATAAAAAAGGTTCAGGTCCAGGTTATAGTTTATTATGTTGTAAAGATGAATTACAAGTACCCTTTATGTTTACGTCAGTAGATACTATAGTTGACGAAGATATGGCTTTTAATTATATTAGTGATAATTGGTTAGGAGTTTCAAAAGTTGATTTAGAAGATTCAATGAATTATTGTTTAGTACGAGGAAGTAAATATTTAGAAAATTTGTATTATGGAACAGGAAATAGAGCTTATGTAGGTATGGCAGGAATACACGATTATGTGGATTTTTGGAATGCATTAGAAGATAGACAAATAGTAAAAGATGAGTATCAAGTTATACATGGATTTGATGGTTTGGAAAATATTAGATTGATTGATTTTACTTGGCATGATACCGGAAATAATAAATCTTACAATGATACCAAAAAGGTTTTTTGTAATGATGTTGTAGCTAATAAGAGTGATGAAGCCATTTTTATACACAAGAAGAAAGTGATTAAATATTTTAATGATTCAGAAAAAGCATTACAACGGATAGAAAGAATTAAATATTTAAATGATAATTGTCCGAAAGTAACTGTTATAAATGATAATATGTATTGTTATGATTATATTAGAGGAGAAATGTTATCAAATATTACAGATGAATCTCTTATGAGAAATTTTTTAGATAATTGTCAAGAAAATTTATTTATAGAACAAGAAGTTACTGATACTTTTATAGATGATTGTATTCAAATGTATGAAACAAAAACTAAGGAAAGAGTAAAGTCATTATCTGGAACAAGTTTAGATGGGGTTACTAATATTAATGGGGTTGAGGTAGAACCTATAGAAGTTATGTTAGATAAAATTAATTGGACAGAATTTTATCAAAATGCAATACCTTCTTATTTTCATGGAGATTTACAACCAGAGAACATTTTATACGATAGAGAAAATAATAAATTTGTATTGATAGATTGGAGACAACAATTTGGAAATAGTATAGATGTTGGTGATATTTATTATGATTTGGGAAAATTATATCATGCATTAATGATTAATGGGCAAAGTATATTAAAAGATATGTTTGATTATGATGTAACTTATGCATATGGTAACGGTGCAAGAGTAAAGTTTTATTCAAAAAGTAATCTGGTTTATTTTATGGATATTTTTAAAAAGTTTTGTGATGAAAATAATTATGACTGGGATAATGTAGAACTTTTGGGAATTTTACAATATTTTAATATCTGTACATTGTATGATAATTTTAAAGATGGGAAGTATGGTAATTTTTTATTTTTATATGGAAAATATTTATTAGCAAAGTATATGAACAAGGAAAATAATCATGGATAAAAGAAAACTAATTGATTTATATAAGACAGAATCATCAAATTCATTTCACAATATACCTACAAGTAAAATTATAGAATTTGTTGATATGATATTTGAGGCATATGATAATGAAAAAACAGTATTTGCATGTGGTAATGGTGGAAATGTGGCTTCAGTACAGAACTTGGTAGTAGATATGAATATGCATCCATTCGTATCAGAAGATAAAGGTGCCCAAACAATTCCACGAAATAATTTTAAATGTGTTAGTTTATGTAGTGATCAAGCAACTATTACTGGTGTTAGTAATGACTTAGGATTTAGATTTATATTCAGCGAACAATTAAAATATCAAGGTGTCAAAGATGATGTTGTTTTTGGAATGTCCGGTTCTGGCAATTCAAAGAATGTCTTGGAGGCATTTAGAGTGGCTAAAGAAAAAGAAATGAAAACTATATTGGTTACAAGAAATTCTATAAATAATTGTAATGAGTTTGCAGATTTAACAATATCGTTAAAAGGAGAATCAGATTTTCCTGGTCAAACTGGTGGTAACAATAATAATTTTCATTTTGAAGATATATTATCAAAGATAACTCATATTTCTGTGGGGTTATTAAAAGAGAAAGTCCATAATGAAAATTAATCCAAATGTATTAAGAAAAAAAGTTATAGATATGGTCAGAGCAAAACAATCAGGACATATTGGTGGATCGTTTTCTATGGCAGAATTAACAAGTGTGTTGTATGAAGATTATGATATTGGTGGTAAAGATAAATTGATTTTATCTAAAGGACATGCAGTTCCTATCATTTATGCAGTTCTACATGAGTTAGGACAAATAACAGATGAAGAATTAGATTTGTTTAGAGAGATAGATTCACCACTACAAGGCCATCCTGATAAAGAAAGATTACCTATTTTAGATGCTACAACAGGATCGTTAGGTCAAGGGTTGAGTATTGCTATTGGACATTCACTTGGCAAAAATTTAAGAGGTGAAGAAGGAACTGTATTTTGTGTATTGGGTGATGGTGAGTTACAGGAAGGACAAGTTTGGGAATCTTTAATGTATTATCCTAAAACAAAATTAACTAATTTAGTTTGTATTATAGATTGGAATAAAGGACAAAATGATGGATACTCAAAAGATTTTAGTATAATGTATGATAATTTACAAGAGAGAATATCTTCATTTGGGTGGAGTTGCACAGTTGTAGATGGTCATGATATGGATACTATTAGATATGAAATGAGAGAGATAGGTAATGTTAAACATCATATGCCACAATGTATTATTTTAGATACTGTAAAAGGTAAGGGAGTTTCTTTTATGGAAGACCCAAGTTGGCATTGCAAAGTTCCTACTGATGAAGAATATGAGATTGCTATGAAGGAATTAGGAGTTTAATATGAAAGCTACAAGAGATGCATTTGGATATCAGTTACCTTTAATGGGCGACAAGTATGATAATATTGTTGCATTAGATGCTGATTTGGGAAAAGCTACAAAGATAGCCAGTTTTGGACAATCACACCCAGATAGATTTTTCCAAATAGGTATAGCTGAAGCAAATATGATAGGAATAGCATCAGGGTTATCTGAATATGGATATAAGGTTTTTTTGGCGTCCTTTGGTTCATTTCTTACCGGTAGATATGACCAAATAAGATGTAGTTTAGCATACTCAAAACGTCCTGTTATATTAGTTGGAACTCACGTTGGTATGGCTATAGGTAAAGATGGTGTAACTCAAATGGGATTAGAAGATGTTAGTCTTATGAGAGCATTACCTAATATGAAGATATTAAATCCAGCATCATATTCAGAAGCTATAAAGGTTATAGAATACTTATGTGAAACAAAATTAGATTCACCACATTATTTGAGATTAGGTAGACAACCAGTTGAAGATGTTGAAATGCCTTTTGAATTTGGTAAAGGACAAATAGTTAAAGAGGGAATAGATATAACTTTATTTTCTACAGGATGTATTTTAGGTGAAGTAATTGAAGCGTCTAAACTTATAGAAAATAACACATCTCATAGTGTTAGAGTAGTAAATATATCTACATTAAAACCTATAGATAGAGATATGATAATTAAATGTGCAAAAGAAACAAAATACTTATTTACAATTGAAGACCATTCTATTGTTGGTGGATTAGGTTCAGCGGTTTCTGAAGTTTTAACAGACGAGTATCCAAAAAAGATTACAAGGATTGGATTGAATGATATTTTCCCTGAATCAGCACCACCTAAAGATTTATATGAAAAGTATGGATTAAGTGTTGGACAAATAACTAAAAGGGTTTTAAGTGAATCAATGGATAAATAAAGATACAGAAATATATTGTTCGTTCGCTGAAACAGCCGGTAATACTGGTTGTCAAATGATGAACAGTGCCTTTTATTATTATGGTTTAAATAAAATCTATAAGTCATTTTCAGTAAGTAATATAGAAGATGCCGTAAAATCAGTTAAAACATTAAATATTAAGGGTTTTGCTATTACGATGCCATATAAAACACAAGTTCTTGAGTATATGGGGACACAAGATATGTGTGCAGAAAATGTAGTAGAAATAGGAGCAGCAAATACTATTCTTAATGATAATGGTATATTAACAGCATATAATACAGATTATCTTGCGGCTAAAACTGTTTTACAAAGAAGTCTTGGATATGATTTATATATTTTAGGTAATGGTGGTTATTCTAAAGCTGTTCAACAGGCAGCTAAGTCATTGGGTTATGATTACACTTTGGTGACTAAAGAAAATTGGGATATTGTAGATAATATTCAACATAATAGTATAGTGTATAATTGTACACCTTTAGAGGATGTATCTGTTAAATCAAAATATTTTATAGATTGTATAGTGACAACAAAAACAGGTAAAGAGTTAGCTACTTTACAAGCGTCTCATCAATTTAAATTATATACTGGATTGGAGTTTCCATTGTGAGATATGAGCCAATGGTGAGTGAGCCAGAAAGAAAGACAAAAAAAATAGCTTTTTGTTTACATGGAATAGTTGGAGGCGTTGGTGGTAAGTACGGTGAAGGCGATTCATTAGAAAGTTTAGAACTTGGTTATAAACATTATAAAAAGTATATATTGGATATTAATGATTGTGATGTATTTTGCCACACAGCGACATTAGAGAGGTCAGAAGATATAATTAATTTGTATAATCCAGTTAGTTATAAATTTTTAAAACAACCAAATTTTCCTTCACCACCAAATTCAGGACCAATTTTTACTGGTGGTAATAACACACGAATTCAAGCTCATTATCATAAGTGGTTTAGTCACAAACAAGTTTCTGATTTACGGAAAGAGTATGAGAAAGAAACTGGTGTAAAATATGATATGGTGTATATTGGTAGATATGATTTAGCGTGGAATACTATAGTTGATTTTAGTAAATTTGATCGAAATAAATTTTGGTTGGGTAATTGGAATAGACCATTTATAACTGGATCAAATATTTTCGGAAAGAATACCGGTGATTGGATTGAAGAAAGAGTTTGGTTTCGTAAAAGAAAAGAACATAACTTACCATTTATATCAAACAATGAATTAAGTGAAAAGGATACTGGTATAGAACTTAGATTGAATGGGTGGCCTCATAATACTAAGCCTTACAGTCCAAATCATGGTTCAGAGGGTGTTATAGATTCTTGGGCATTTTCAAAGCCTGAGTATATGGATATGTATTGTGAATTATATGATAAAATGGATGAATACATGACTAGAGATCCTAATACTTGGAGCGGCGGAACAATTCACGATCATACTGGTGGTATTTCAAATCATAGATTAATACCTTGTCATTTAGAGGAAATGGGTCTTTTAGATAAATTAGATTTTGCTTTTTATTTTCTTGATGAGTTTCCTACTGTCAGAAGAAGGTATTATGCAATATAGGAGTAAATAATGAATATATTAATTACAGGAGTAGCAGGGTTATTAGGATCTAATTTAGCGGATTGGATTATTGATAATACACAACATAAGGTTGTTGGAATAGATGATTTGAGTGGTGGTTATAAAGACCATGTTAATAATTTAGTAAATTTTTATGATTATAATATATTGGATGATGATATAGAAAAGTTATTTCAAACATATGATTTTGATATAGTATTTCATTTTGCAGCTTATGCGGCAGAAGGATTGAGTCCATTTGTTAGACAATTTAATTACCAGAACAATTTGGTCACTACTTCTAAGTTGGTTACACTTTCAATAAAATATGGTATTAGTAGATTAGTATTTACTTCATCTATGGCAGTATATGGAAATAATACAGTACCATTTAAAGAAATGTATGCCCCACAACCAATAGATCCATACGGAATTGCTAAGATGGCATGTGAGAGAGATATACAGATAGCAGGTGAGCAACACGGATTAGATTGGTGTATTATTAGACCACATAATGTCTACGGTGAAAAACAAAACATATGGGATAAATACAGAAATGTATTAGGGATTTGGATGAATAAGCATTTAAATGGAGAACCTGTTACACTTTTTGGTGATGGAACACAAAGACGGGCATTTTCATATATTGGTGATTCTGTAGAGCCACTATGGAAAGCTGGAATCGATGACAGGGCTAGTAAACAAATTATAAATTTAGGTGGAATAACTGATGTAAGTATTAAAGAAGCGGCGGATACTTTAATTGAAGTTATGGATGGAGGCAAAATAGTAGAATTAGAACAGAGACACGAGGTACATAGTGCATATTCAACGTATAGTAAATCAGTAGAATTGTTAGATTTTGAACATAAGACAAATTTGAAGGAAGGTCTTACAAAAATGTGGAAATGGGCACAACTACAACCAAAGAGAAAACAGTTTAAATGGAAAGAATATGAATTGGATGTAGGGCTATATGAGTTCTGGAAATGAAAAAAGAAACACCAGATATAAAACGACATATTAATACTTTAGATTCTATAGAAGAGCGGTTAGATTATCTAAAAGATTTATATAAAGATGAAACTATGTATTGGGTTACAGCAGGACCAAGTTTGGGAGATCATAATAAACAGAAGTTAAGTGATTTTTTGTCTGATAAATTGGTATGTTCAGTAAAACACAGTTATGATTATATTGGAGAGTGTGTAGATTTTCATTTATTGAATACTTGGAATCATAAAAAGACCAAGTATGTTACTGATAATACTATAGTTATGTATGCGTTGGCTAAGTCATATTTTAAGGAACATTTAGAATTTGCATCAATGCATCCAATGGACATATTTGTACCAGTTTCTAATCCACCATTTACAATGCATCATCAAACTACAGCGGCTACCAGAGAGTTTGATAATTTACTTAGTTTTAGGCACGGTGTAGAGATAAAATGGGGTCCAGGATTAACTTATGAATTAGCAATCCCCCTGACATTACTTTTAGGATGTAAACGGTTAATTACTATAGGTTGGGATTTGGGAGGACAAAAAGGTGGATTACTACCAGATACAAATGCTAAGTGGGATAGTAGTCAACACTTTGTATCAGACGATTCTTCTAAAGAAGTTTATGATGATGAAAAAGGAACTCAACCTCAAGATGGGGAATTGATAGAAGCGATACAGAGTACTAAAGAATTATATGATTGGTTTAAAGAACGCAAGTTTGAGATGGTAATTTTATCTGATAGAAATCCTGCAGATAACAGATTTGATAGAATAACTTTTGAGGAATTGTTGAGATGATAATAGGAATAATAGGACAAGGTTATGTAGGAACTGCAATCAAGGTTGGGTTCGAACCACATTATAAAATAGAAACGTATGATAAGTATGATGAAAAGAAAAGTACTTGTGATTTAGCTGATTTAGTTGAAAAATGTAAAGTTATATTTGTATGTGTGCCAACACCAATGAATAAAGATGGAAGTTGTCATACAGATATAGTTGAGAGTGTTGTTAAAGATATAGATAAGTGGTGTTATGCATATTGGGGAAATTATGATTTAGATAAAAACACTATAGATAATAAACCAATTGTGGTAATCAAATCTACAGTTCCACCTGGCACAACAGATAGACTACATAGAAAATATAAGAGTGTTGATGTTATATTCAACCCCGAGTTTCTAACAGAGGCCAACTTTCTTGAGGACTTTAAGAATCAAACCAGAATTATATTAGGTGGTGTTCGTAGGGGAACAAATTTGTTAAGACAAGTTTACAGTAAAGTATTTCCTCACGCTACCATAGTTAAGACGGGCAGTAAAACTGCAGAGATGACTAAGTATTTTATTAATAGTTTCTTAGCTACTAAAGTTTCATTTGCTAACGAAATGAAAAAATTATGCGATGGTATAGATATTGACTATGATAAAGTTGTAGAGTATGCAACCTACGATGAAAGACTTGGTAAATCACATTGGGCTGTTCCAGGTCCAGATGGTGATTTAGGATTTGGTGGACATTGTTTACCAAAGGATGTATCAGCATTGGTAAATGGATATGATGATATGGAACTACTACAAGTTGTGTTACAAGTTAATGATAAAGTAAGAAAAAATAGAGATTGGGAAAAGATGAAAGGTAGAGCAGTAGTAGAATGAAATTGGCAATAGGTTGTCATGTTATGTGGTATGAGATTGAGATGGTTGGGGAATATGTAGATTCTTTGATACAACTTATCGACCAAGTTTCAGAAGAAGAACATAAAAATATTTATATAGACTTTTATTTGAATACTAATACATATTTTGAACAACCTGTTAGTAAAGATATGATTGAAAAAGTAATTGAAAAGTTCAATTCACAAATACTGTCTCAGTTTAGATATGAATATTTGAATCTCACACATAACATATCTGATAAGTTTTATTTTATTGGAGATTATAGACGAGATTTTAATAATATGTTTGCACCTAATACCGATTTTTTGATTTGGGGTGAAAGTGATTGTTTGTTGCCAAAAGAAACTTATCAAGTATTGAATTTAATTAAGGATTACACAGATCAGAATAATAGTTATAGATATATAGTTACATTTGCAGTTAGAAAAATGTGGGACGAGAGTTGGAAGGTTTTAGAACATCCCAAATTTACAGATGCGAAGTTTAAAGAGAGAGAAGAGGATTGGGAAAATGACCCAAGTAGTATTTTGTACACAATGTCATTAGCAGAGATGAATAAAGTTAATGAGGAAACCAAAGAGGTAGATTTACAATTTATTCAATATCCCAAATTTGATGGTAGTGGGTTGGTTATATCAAGTCAATTGGTTATGGCAGGTGCTAATATACCTTTGGGAGTTTGGGCTTGTGGAGAGGACACTTCTTTTATGACTGTAGCTGGTAAAATACTTGGGGGAGATTATAAACAGTTTATAGTGAAAAATATATTGAAAGTACATAATAGAAATCATCCTAAAAAGCGAATGTATGTAGAGGGGATGAACGACGAGGCAGCACATATCAATAGAGAAAATAATAAATCTTGGATGAAGAATCATAAAGTATGTGAAACTAATCTACACAATTTAAATAACAATACTAAAAAATTAATTACAAGAAAAGAGTTAAAAGATGAAATTACGAAAATATCTACCAACAATAGCTGAATTAATAGATAGACTTTCAATCATTCAGTTAAAGGAAGTCTTTATACCAGAACATAAAGAAGAATACGCCAAAGAAATCAAAGATATAGTTCATGATTTAAATGAGTTAGGTTTGGATGGTAAAATGATTCGTGCCATTATAGTATTATCACAGATGAACTTACACATTTGGCATAACGAAACTAAATATAGAGCTGGGGAAGGTGATGGTAATCTTGGATTGACTCATGGATTAAATGGTATTAGAAATACATCAAAGAATAAAATACAAGATGAGGTAGGGGAAGGTAGAAAGGATTATAAGATAGATTGTATAGCCGCAGAATTTAAAGATTGGGAGGTCAGTTGGTGAAAGATATAGATCAGTTTAAAACAAAAGAAACTACAAAATGGAAGACATCTAGAGGAACTACACCTACAACTAAGTGGAAACCAGGAGAGGTTGTTGAAGGATGTATAGTTCCTAAAGGTTGGGGTGAAGAACTTATAATTGAAAACAATGAAATGTATTGTGGAAAGTTATTGAAATTTAATGCTGGTTGTAAATTTTCAATGCATTATCATATGGTTAAAGATGAAACCTGGTATGTAAATGCGGGTGAATTTATATACAGATGGATAGACACAGAAACAGCAGAAGTTAAAACTATTAAATTATATCCTGGAGACGTTGTACGACATATTCCAGGACAACCACATCAATTAGAAGCATTAACAATTGGAGTTGTATTTGAAGTATCCACTCAACACAAAGATTCAGATTCATATAGAGTTATGAAGGGTGATGAACAGGGAAGAAAAACAAAAGATGTTGTTGGTCGACGACATAATTTGAATATAATAGTTAAAGAGCCAGAAGTATCAGATACTATTAAAAAATATATTGAAGATGGTATAAAAGAAGGATTATCTAAAACTAAAAAAAGAAAAAAGAAGTGAAAATAGTAATAGCAATAGATGATTTACATCCAGAACAAGGTTGGGGATGTGAAGGTGATGAATCAGTAGATTATATAGAAGAACTTAATAAAGAGTATGGTTGTAAATTTAATTTATTCATACCATCTAATTATCACGACAAATATCCCTTATCTGAAAATAAGGATTGGGTGGATTGGTGGAAGTCTAAAGATTATATAGAGTTATCTTCACACGGACATTATCATAAGGTATTTAAATATACTTTTGAGGAAATTGGGGAACAAGAATTTTTAGAGTTGAGTTATCACGAGGCGAAAGATAGAGTTAAAGATATTATAAATGAATGGATATCAGTAGGTGTAAGTCCAAAAGGATTTAGGATGCCAGGATGGGGATGTACTCAAGATAGTGCAGACGCAGTTTCAGAATATTTTGAATGGGTAGCGGCTCATGATAGGATTAACAAGGGGATAAATTTTGATACTGAACTTTTTTATGGAGAAAATTCTATAAATGAAACCGAAACTTTGAAAGAGTGGGATGGGGCAGTACATTTTCAATCACATATAGCTGGACATTATAATAAAAATAATTGGAATTCAGATAATTATGAGACTTTTAGAGTTATATTGAATTATCTTATGGACAATAATGATGTAAAATTTAAAACATTTTCGGAGTTGTTGTGATTTATTATTGTGTAACAGGTTGGCATTATAATCAAAAAGAATATTATCAGGGTCTTAAATGGTTGAAAGATAATAATCCTGAAATGAAAGTTTTTTGGAATTGTAGAAAAGAACCACCTGATAGTATAAAGAATAATTTTGATTATGAGATGTTTCCAAATGAAGGTTTAGACTGGGGTTCATATCAACAAATATATGAAAAGTTTAAATTTGAAGATGAAGATATAATTTTTTTCACTCACGATGATATCATTATAAAGAATTGGGATTTTGCTAATTTGTGTATAGAACAAGTAGGTGAAAAATTTGATATAATAGGTAATGGACAAAATTATGGATTTAATTTAGATCCAGACGCTATTATAACCCCAGGAAATAAGAATGAATATAGACCATTTGCCGCAATTAAGACTTGGAAAGAAGTGGCAGTTAATAAAGAATTTTTTGATATACCATTAAAATGTATGACAGTTAGAGGTAGTTTTATTTGTACAACTGGAAAGGCATTGAAGAAATTAAATGGATTTGAATGGTTTAGTGACCCTTATGATGGGAAGAATCCAGATTTACAATGGGGAAATATTATGGTTAATTTAAATGGGTATAAGTTCACAAAGACATTTGGAGAAGATAGGATAGCTTATATGTCAAAGGAGTATGCTAATAGTGATTTCATATCAGAATTAGCAAGAGGTGGAGAATAATGAAAATAGCATTTCTATCACAAATGGGATTTTCTGGAAAGGTTCCCAGAAATCACCCGAATGCCCGTACAGAATTTGCCCAAATGATAGCGTTAGATGCCACACACCATCCACTTTATGATATTGACAAAATAGAAGGAAGTTATGATCATGTTGTTTTACTTATACCAAAAACTGCTCAAGATAGAGCTAGGTTATATGATGTAGATGTTGTTAAGAAAGCTAGGAGAATTGGTAAGAAGATTTGGTTTATGCAAGAGGGACCCAATTGGATATTTCAAGATATGCCAATTCATCACCAATTCTGGCACTACAATGTACTAGCAGATGTAGATGGAATCCTTACAGAGAATGAAACAGATATTCCCTATTATAGAGGTTTAGTAGGAAAAGATAAACCAATACATGATATACCATCTTTAATGATTACAGATGATATTGTTCCAAGAAATGAATGGGGAGATGCAATTATCCTAGGTGGTAATTTTGTTCGTTGGTATGGTGGTTTTGATTCTTATATAGTAGGTAAAGAGTTTCATCCAGAGTATTCATTACATTGTGTAAGTATGGGAAGAAAACAACAAATGGAAGAACAGATAGAAGATATCACTTATACACCTTATGTTCAATGGAGAGAATGGATTGATGTGTTGAGTGAATATCATGTTGGAGTTCATCTGATGCCAACAATTGCCGCAGGTACATTCGCTATGAATTGTGCATTTCACGGAATACCTGTAATTGGATATGATGAAGCAGATACTCAAAGAAAATGTCATCCAGAATTATCAGTAAAACAAGGAGATTTAGAAAAAGCTATTCATCTGGCAAAAAAGTTAAAAAATAATCAAAACTTTTATCACGAGTGTAGTCTACAGTCTCGAGAAAATTATGAGAAGTATTTTAGTGAGGAAGTATTTAAAAAACATATGAAGGAAGTATTTGAATAATGTTAGGTGTATTGATAACTACACATAGAATAGATTATATTCTAAAACAAAATGAATGGTTGAAGGGAATTAATGAAAAACATAAAGTTGCTCTTGTTACCACTTGTCAAGATGTAAAGGCAGTTGACCGAGTTAATAAAGAAACTTTTTTTCCTATCTATCAAGTAGACCAGAATCCAGGACATATGGATGGAGTCTATATTGGATTATCTACACCATTTGAAGGTGGTTTATTTGATGAGTGTGATTATGTATTACATTTTCACGGAGATGTAGAGACTCCACCAGACTATATAGATCTTCTCTATATGGAAGTAAAGGGAAAGTATAACGTAGGTAGTCAACCTAGACAATGGATGTTTGATAGAGATGGTAAATTTATAGATGGTAAATCAGTTCCATTTCACACTTCATTTTTTATTATAGAAACTCAGTTGGGTAAGAGTATATTTAAATGGGGAAGATTGGATGAGTACAAGAATATGTCTATACAGAATGGTCATCCAGACAGTCACTTTGAAACTATGATGTATGCGGCTTTGAGTGAATATAATTTTGATTATGATAAAGATTTATATCATACAGACTCAGTATTGAAATTGCAATCTTTGTATGGAACTGATCCAGTATATTATAATTTTACATTTCCAGATTCTAAAACTATTCATCATGATGAAAGAGGAAATATAAAGTGAGTAAGAAACCAGATAATGTTGCAGATAATCCTGGAATATTACCTTACGGAAGTAATGTAGGTGCGCCAGCCATCAAACCCACATCAGTGGATACTTGGAAAAGTGAAAAAATAACTAAGACTAATCATTATTTTAAAGCTAGATATAATGAAATAAAAGAAGAATATAGAAAGTTAATTGAAGCTTATGAATGGAGTAAGTTGGTATTTAGTTCAGATTTTAAGTTTGAACCAATAAAAGGACATACATATTATTTGTATCAGAGAGAAAACGGATTGTTTTTATCTTTGATAGAACCAGACCAATGGGATCAAATATTCATAGGAGCATTTAAATTAGATTCTAATGATAAATGGGAGAAAGTAGATGACATTACTAGAACTTTTTGAGAGAGGTGCGGAAGAAGCATCTACTCCAGGCCGAGACTGGGTAAATCATACGTCGTATTCAACAGATAAAGGTGAACATAATTATATAAAATATTATAGTGAGTGGTTTGCACCATATCAAGATAAAGAGATTAATATGTTGGAAGTTGGAGTAGAAAACGGAAATTCTTTAAAATTGTGGAGAGATTATTTTACAAAGGGTAAAGTTTATGGAATGGATGTTAATCACGGTGGGGAGTTTAAATGTGATTCTACAGATACGGAGAAAGTTGATAAATTGTTAGGTCACGGTAGATTTGGAGACCTAAGATTTGATATAATAATAGATGATGGAGATCATCACCCCGAATCTCAAATGAAAACATATAAGAATTTGAAAAATAGACTTAACGAAGGTGGGATATATATAATAGAAGATATACATGGACCAAAATATAATAATTACATATATGAAAAGGAAGTAGATAAAATTAAATCATTAGGTTTTGAAATGATAGATACAGATGGTATTCATACCATATCATATTTAGGAGTAATTAGAACATGAAATTAATTAGTTTTGTAATTCCATCCCGAAATAATAAAAAATATTTAGAATGGTCATATAATAGTATAAGAAAGAACCTTGGTTACACCCACGAGATTTTATTAGCTGATGATTTTTCTACTGACGGTACTTGGGAATATTTACAAGAAGTAAAAGATAAAGATACAAATGTACAGATATTTCGAAATGAAGGTCCAGAGAGAAAAGGAATTGTTTATTGGTATGATTTTTTATGTGAGAAGGCTTCCAACGATATAGTTATGTTTTTACACGCAGATATGTATGCTTGCCCAAATTTAGATACAGAGATATTGAAACATTTGGAAAGAGGTACAGTCGTAAGTGCAACTCGTATAGAACCACCACTACATCCAGATGGTCCAGAAAAGATATTACAAGATTTTGGTATAGAACCTGAAGAATTTGATGAATTAGGACTTATGAAGTTTTTAGAAGAGAAAACTCCCTGGACAAAGATTATTGAGCAAGAATTAAAAGAAACTACTGAAGGTATATTTGCGCCGTGGGCAATTTATAAAGAGGACTATGAGAAGGTTGGTGGGCATGATGAATTGTTTGCACCTCAATCCAAAGAGGACTCGGATATATTTAATAGAATGCATTTATTAGATTACAAATTTGTTCAAACTTGGAAAGGTTTAGTATATCATATGACAAGTAGAGGTAGTAGGTTTAATCCAATGGCAGGTGGAGCACCAGGTAAAGATAGTCCTGAGTGGATACATACTACTACTAAGAATATGAGAAATTTTATTCGTAAGTGGGGAACAATGGTACAACACGATGAAATGATGAAACCTATTGTATCACCAAAATATGATATAGGGTTTGTAGTTGAGAATTGTAATACTCAAATGTTAAAAGAATTAGAACCTTGGTGTTCAGATATCTATGGTGATTGGGTGGGACATAAAGGATATGGAGCAAATGGTTATATAAAAGACGAACAAAAAAATACTCTAATAGATTTGAGTAAGAAGATCCATTCAGATCATATTGAACCAAAGAATGATATAGTGGTTAGATTTGATACAAATCAATTAAATGTAAATAATTTTCAGATAATAGTTAAATTATCAGATATCATTCAAGATTCAGGAGAAATAGGTGAAATGGAATTTGATATATTTAAGTTTAATATAAAGTCAATGAAAACTTATGAAAAAGAATTGATATGAAAATATTAGTAACAGGTGGTGCTGGGTTTATCGGTACGAACCTAATAAAGAGATTATTAAAAGACGGACACGAAGTAGTATCAATAGATAATTATTCTACTGGTAAAAAAGAAAATGAACAAAAGGGTTGTAAATATTTTGATGTAGATTTAAGACTAACAAAAGATTATTCATTCTTTATGGATAACCCAGATGTGATATTTCATATTGCCGCATTACCAAGAATTCAACCATCATTTGAAGCCCCAAGTATTACATTTAATTCAAATGTGGTTAGTACTCAAAATATATGTGAGTGGGCAAGGACTAATGGAAATATTCCTGTAGTATATGCAGGGTCATCTTCAATACACGGAGATAAATACGCTAACCCATATACCTTTACCAAATGGTTGGGTGAAGAGGTTTGTAAGATGTATTCTAATATATTTAAATTACCTGTTACTATATGTAGATTTTATAATGTATATGGACATCACCAGGCTTCAGATGGGGCGTATTGTAATGTATTGGGAATTTTTGAGAGACAGTTTAAAAATGGAGAACCTTTAACTATTACAGGAGATGGTGAACAAAGACGAGATTTTACTAATGTGGAAGATATAGTAGATGGGTTGATAAGAGTTTCACATCGTACAACACTCGGTAGACACATTGGAGAAGAATTTGAATTTGGTAATGGGAAAAATTATTCAATTAATGAGTTAGTGGAAGGATTTGGAAAGGAATATCCAAAAGAATATATACCTAAATGGGAAGGTGAAGTAAGAGAAAGTTTGTGTGTTGATACGAAAGCCAGAAAAGAATTAGGTTGGAAACCCAAAGGTGATATCATACAGTTTATAAGAGAAAATTATATAATTTAGCGTTATGTTATACTATTTATTACTGACAGGAGATTCTGAAAAAGATGTCTATTTTGATTCAAATGTTTTAGGAGAAGAAAGTTTTGGTAAATTTTATCCAGAAAAGGGATTTGAGGCTCTTATGAATATAAAGGATATAAAACCTGAATTGTTAGAAAAAGTAACTGTTAAGAAAGAAACAGGTGAAGTTATATCATTAGATCAATTTATTGATACCCTCACAACCTTAAAAATACAAAAAAATGCTTGACTCGTATAGCAATTTATGTGTATATTATAGTGTTAGTTAAATTTAAATAAATATATTTACAATGAATACTAACATTAAAGATTGGTTAGATTTCGCTGATGAGTTGGAAGATGAAACTGTGAAAGTAGAAATAAAAAAGAAAACCAATCATAAAGAAAAAACACATAATAAAAAAGAATGGAAAGGTATAAAGAAAGACCTTGAAAAGAGAAATAAGAAAAAAACTTGGAATACAAAAAGGAGAAAGAGTAAAAATGTTAAAAATACTCGTTAGTTTAGGAATACTACTATTCACATTTGGTTGTGATGGTTCTATGATATATAAACCAGACTTAGAGGAAGAGTTTGATGAAATATCAGTAGTGTTAAATCCTAGATTACAACAAGATGTAAATGGATATTTTCATTTACAATTGAATAAGGAAAAATGGCAAACACTTCATAGGATTGAAGGACTGGCATTTACATCAGATACTACTGCGTATGTACCAAATTTGAGAGTAGAATGGGAATCTTCTCATTATTGGTATATGGGTGATACATTGGGATATATCGTACGAAGAACTATAAATTCGGATGGACAATATGTATCATTAGATACTTCTTACGCTATTGGATTTAAAGGACAAGAAGTTCCTACTACCAATCAAGTAAGTTATAGTAATGGAAAAGGTGAAATAAATAATATGATTGCTCCAATTCAAACAATGGTAGGTGATACTATGTATATATGGGCTACTTATTTTGAGTGGGCATTTACTGATTGGAAAACTATAGAGATACCAATTGTATTAGATTAGGAGAATAAAATGGATGTGGGAGTATTAAATAATCTTGGATATCTTGAGGTAATTGAAATATCTATTTGGTTAGGTATAATGTATTTTGGAAAGAAATGGATAGACAGTAAAGTTAAATAGGAGATATAATATGAAATACCGTCTTGTTGATAGACGCACGAAGGAAATTATCACAACAATAGATTTGTCAGATGATGTTGGTATTAGCGGGGCGAGAACATATTTCATGGGAGTTAAACAATTATATGATGAAAAATTTGATGAGTTATGGGAAGTAAAGGGAACAACATACAAATATCCTGCGTGGTGGGTAGAGGAAAAATCAATAACAGATGAAGAACTTAAGTTATTTTAAATTAGTGAAGTGATATGATGGATGACACTTGGATATGGTTTATAATTTATCTGATGCCAGTAACAGTAGTTATGTGGATATTGGGTATGTGGGCAAACCACGAAGATTACAAAAAAGAACATAATATAATAGGATGGAGTGATAAACAAATGAATGTAAAACAATTAATAGTAGGTACAATAGTAAGTACCATAGTAGGATTATCAGGTTATATGGTTGGAATTTATTATGGTTCAATAGGTATGTTAGATTCTATATATGGTAATGTGGAAAGTGAATTAGATATACTTGAAACGAAGTTAGAGAGTGTTAGTACAAAAAAGATTGAGAGTCAGTTAGAACAACTTAAAATTAAAGTTTTAAATAAAGTGCCATCACAACAAGATATAATTGATATGTCTGCACAAGTAGATGAAATCAATGAAAGAATTGTGGTGTTGGCTTCAGAAACACAAGGTTTAATATCAGACTTAAAATATTCTGTTAGAGAAGATTTAAATAAAACCACTACAGATTTAACTAATACATTAGATAATACAATTACAGCACAATCAGATTCGGTAAAGAAAGAGATTGGGAAATTATATGATAAATTGGATGGTTTACATAAAGAATTAGGGGAAGTTACTACTTTGATAGACAAAGCTAAGAATACCTTTTTTGGTAAATCAGTTTTTAAGGAGAAGAAATAATGGATAAATATAAGTTAAGTTATGAAGAAGCTAATCCCGTAATAGAAATTTTAAAAGATATTCTAGCGAAATTGACTGATATAGAAACACGTTTAAAAAAGAATGAAACTAAAGAAGAAACTAAACAGTTATTAACAGAAGAAAAAACAGGAGAATAGTTATGCCAAAATCAAAGAAAAAAACAACTACTAGTAAAAAAAGAGCAACTAAGAAAACACAAGAGTCTGCTTTTTGGACAAGAGTTGTAAATGGTATGAAAAATATTTTAAGTCCAGCTAAATAAATCAAGTTATAGGAGAGTATTATGCACGAAGCATTGTGGGTATTAGTAGGTGTTTTTATAGGAGCACCTCTAGGATTGATTATAGGTGGAATGTTATGTAGTGGTAAGGTTACAGATATGGAAACAGAGATTATTGATCTTAGGTTTCAAAGAAAAGCTTTACGTGAAGAAATAGATATACAGACTTCACCAAAACCAAAACCAAGAAAAACAAGGACTAAGAATGCCCCTAGGAGAACCAAAAGGTAGAAATCCCTACAAAGGGACACAAATACCAAAAGGTAGGATTCAATGGGCGATAGAGAATAGTCTATCACTCAAGGGAGCCGCTCGAGTATTAGGTGTTAGTTATAACACGTTCAAGAAGTACGCCATTATGTATGACTTGTTTGAACAGAATAAAAACATAGGTGGTGCGGGAGTTCCCAAAGGTGGATCAACAGGATTTGGAGTAACGGTTAATGATATATTTGGTGGAAGTCATCCAAATTATCCACATTGGAAATTACAGGCGTTATTAGTTAGGTCTGGACATTTCGTACAAAGATGTTCAAATTGTGGATATGAAGAAACTCGAGATATGGATGGGAAAGGTCCATTCATTATAGATTTTTTAGATGGAGATGGGTCAAATCACGTTCCAGAAAATATCAGATTGTTATGTTATAATTGTTTCTTCTTAATTAAACCAGTTGGTAAGATGATGAAGACTCCAAAGGATGTAATGTATTTACGAAGAAATATGTGGAAAGTATTTAAACAAACCGATAGAGAAAAAGAGATGGAAAAGGAACATGATGAAAAGGTTCCAGAACCAACTATGGAACATAAGAAAGAAGATAAGATAGACACTACAGTAGATACAAAAACGTTCGGTGATTTATCAGATGTGAATATATCACTTGATGATTTGTTTAAAGATGATTAAAATTTGCTAGTTTTATATTTATACTTGAACGTGATTATACAATCTAACGGGAAATAATAAATGAATGGACAAGATGTAAAAGATTTGAATGTTATATTAGAAAGACTAGAACATCATGAAGATCGTACCAAAGAAATGCGAGATGATATTAAGTTTATTAAAGAAAATCTATTCAATCCACACGAAGGATTATGGTCAGAATCAAGACAAAATACCCAGTTTAGAAAAGATACTAGTAAATGGAGAAGTGTAATGGGTGCGGGTTTTGTAGGGTTATTTGTCAAACACATATATGATATGTTTACATAGAAAAGAAAAATTTTTTTAGACAATAAAAGGTTTTAACAATGTTATTTCAAAATTATCCAAAGTTGAAGGTGTAAATAGTTTAATCATGTAAGGGTTAATGATCTACTCGAGTTGCAACTTGGGGAGAGTCGACCGATCACAACCCTTCAAAAAAAAGCCTCACGATTTATTTTGTGAGGTTTTTTTGTAAGTTAAAGTGATTATTTAATAAAAAACCCCAAAAACACAAAATAAATAACTTCAAAAAAATATATATAGATATATATAATTGAGAGAGTTACATGTGTAACCGAATGTTAAGTAAAGGTAGAAGTGACCACCATCAAATGATAAAAAATATTTTCCCGTTATTATTATTGTTTATTCTTGTAAGTCCTATTTCTAGGACTCAACAAAAAAACGGTGAAACCTTTCCACTACACAATTTCAAAACACTCGTAACTTTGTCATCCCAATCCTCAAAAATCCTAGCGGATTTTCAAGGTAAAGATAAAATGGATACTCAAAGAAATGAGAGTTCCCCTCGTGCTTTAATTCATTACGAATTAGAGAGTAACCGCATTAACAATCTCAAGATTAATGATGAAACATCATATAGTGAGATTGATGAAAAAGCCTTATTTGTTCCCCAAAAGACAAGTAGGGCTTTTTTAATGTTGGTACATCCAATAGATGATAGATCAAATGATATAGCAGATGATGAATCATATTTAGATATATCCAATCATCTCATAGTGGATAAAGTCATCAAATTGTCTTCCCTCCCAGCAATTGAAGAATGGAACATTCTTGGTTGGGTAGAGATGGGAATAAATTGATGAGACCACCTGATCCAATTATAATCTCGATAGGAAGGACAATTATGAATCTTGGAAAATATATCGTATATAAAATATCACTCCTATTGAGAAAGGGAGACGACTATTTGAGTGATAAAATGCCAATATGGTTTTCCAATACAAGATACTATAGAGAGAAGAGAATAGTGGATAACGCTTTGAAGAGTGTCTATAGGGTAAAGGTAAGTGAACAAAACATTCGTGATTGGAAGGGTACCGATCATACTCCATTAGACTTGGGATTTGATCCCAACGACTTGGGATTCATCGATAGAGATAGAGATAGACGAAGGTTTAGTAATAAACCTCAAAGGTTTAGTGATGGTGAGGTTGAAGGTGACAACTTTCCAGACGTTGTAATGAATGGGAATTGGAAACAGGTTCATCGTTAGTAGATAGACGACTCCCCTATATGTACATACCAATAGACCCATATGAATCCCAAATGAAGATAAAAAGAGCCATTAAATATACACTACAGTGTTTGATATCAATCTATATCGCACTTGAGATTTCAATTCCACCCAACCCATACAAGACACACTTAATCATTTTGCTCGTATTGTATATATGTCTGAAACACGATATACCTTCTAAAATATTAAAATCTATTGAAAGACTGATAGAATCAATCAAACATCTTTGATGTTTATTAAGTCAATATTGGCTTAGTATACCGCGACTTTAATGTGTGGATTTCATCCACAACTCTATTCAAGAATCTTTGATTCTTCTTATATCTTAGCTTCTACCCCCAATTCCATAATTTTATTTACTCTATCTACTATTTATATTCAACCTTACGACACATACCTTCAAAGGTAAAAAATAATATGAATTTAACTCTTATTCTTATGGGATTTTTAATAATAGTACTTGGTAGAGTGTGGTGGAAAAACACTTAACTCGGGAATGATTACCGTAATACTCACCATTTTATGTCTTATTTATTGGACTTGGTTGATTCGTAGAATAAAAAAATAGTATCAAGTTTTAAAATATCTTTTGACACTTCTCTAAAATTACAATAGGTTAAATAACCTACTTTCCCCCACACTTACCCACCTTTTAATACCAATAGTCATATCTAAGGATAATCTAAAAAATACAATACTCTCAAATATATAAAGCTTTCATCTCTTGACTCTGACTTTTTGTCATAGGGGGTAATTTCCACACATAGAGCGCTAAATCCAAACTCATCTATGTCATTTTGTCACACAATATTATTTTGGATTATTCGCCCACCTATCTCTCAAAACCACTCAAATATCAAAATAATTAAAATAAAGCTTGACTTATATGGTATTTTATGCGTATATTAAGTATGTTGAAAGGTAATGCCTGAATGTCATCACCGAAGGGTCAAACGTAGTAATATAAGCATAAAAACCTATACGAGTCAAGCACTTTCTTCATTGTTGTAAAAAAATAAGCTCGTGACCTCTAAAAAGACCTTCGTGTCCCTGTTGATGTCTCAATTAGGTTGACAGTTGTCCCAGGATACTGATCGCGGAATATAAATCACTGTTCGATATACCATATAGTCTATTTGGTGATAAACTTACGTCTATATAGTACGAATCCGTCTATTATCCTACAGTATATCCTATATATGACACTTTGCACCACTGTACGGCTGATCTCCCTCCATTGGACAACAGCCAGTGTCACGTCTTCGTTAATCGTCACTGTATCGTCACTGTATTTTGGCTGTAATGTATCTACCGAGTAGTATTTTACTCACTTGAGTAGTATATTACTCACTATTGGCACCCACTTTTGACAAAATAAATGGATTTTCGCTGTATATTATAGTATAGAATGAACCAAATGACTAATAAAATGACAAATAATCAAAATAAAGCTTGACTTATATACCATTTATGTTGTATATTATAGTAGATAATGAGTTAATATATTGTCAATTGGTTAAAAATGTTTACCTCCGGGGATACCCGGGTGTAAGGTAGCCCCTAATCCGGGAGACACAGGTCCAGAGTGGTACCTAATTACACACCTGTTAAACTAATAACCCCAATTAAAATAAACAAAGGAGTCAATATGACTAACTTAAAAAGAAGAAATCCTCTATTAGTGAGGAAACTACTCAACCTTTCAACCTCCGAACTTCCCAAAATATGGGATAATGGTAGGAAAAGGACTAAAAAAGGTTCTAACCTTCACATAAAAGGTAGAAGCTTCTATCGATGGGAGTCTAAATGAATCCCATAAAACAATATACTATACAGACTACCGTTTATCGCGGTGGTCGTCTAGTAAAATCTACAACCGTCAGTTACCCAGTCAAATGGGTCAACAGACATAAGTTGGTTGAGGTCATAAAAAGAATGACCTCATCCAAATTAATTTAAAATAAAGCTTGACTTGTATACATATTTGTGTGTATATTACTATAGTAATAAAAGGAGAATAAGATGGAATCAGAACTTACAGAACAAATCTACACACTAAAAAGTGTGGATTGTGTGTTATCATCACTTGACGGAATGGTTAGACCACTGTTATCTGATGGAACAACCGACTTAGATGATGTCGGTACCCCTATAAATGAAGTAACAGATGAGTGGGTAGATAAACTATCTGATGAAGATGTTTTAAAAGTTGCTAATATAGTGGATGAGATAGGTATATCTAATGGAAGCTTCCCAGTAGAAGTTTTCGATTATAAAACAAAAGTTACTAAAGGAATACTTAAAAGTGTCCTCAAACTTAAATAATACTGAAGATCTACTGGAAGACTTTACTACTACCTATCACAACTTTGGTTACGATAAAACTACCAAATGGAAAAATGACAAGGTTATAGATAAACTAATCTATGAAAAACTTGAAAAAAAGAAAAATAAAGCTTGACTTATATAGCTATTATGTTGTATATTTAGGTATAAGAAATGAGAGATAAATAATGAACTTAAATGAATATATAATAGACGAATTCCCATCACCAGAATATGATAGGAATTTTATAAATGACTTGGTTAATAATTACTCAGGTGATATCAATCCTAATGGTGATTTACTGGATAACATGGGGTTATTTAACTATATATGGGAGTGTTTAAAAGTAATAGAACATCCAGGTACAGAATCTGTAGATTTGGATGACTTGGTATCTGATGTGAATGAAGGGGCAGAGAAGGATAAAAAATATAAAGTAGTGCTAGCACCATCCTTTCCTGATGAGTACCGATCAGTATTTGAAGAAATACTGGAAGATTGGGAAAAAGAAGATAATGAAAATAAAGCTTGACTTATATAGCTATTATGTTGTATATTAAGGTATAGGAAATGATAGATAAATATCATATTCATAAAGAAAAAAAGAAAAAAAATGATAAATAAAGTACTGTTAGAAAAGTTGTTTAAAATGAATGGGTTGACTGTTAAAGGTATAGTGGTTAACGAGGATGAGAAGAAAGCTAATGTTATTCATGACTTTGGTTTAAACCCTCTTAAATCACACGAAGATGGTGGTGAAGCTCCCATGGCTGGAGTGAGTAATGGTAATATAGATATATCACTCACCGAAGATAACATCAATAAATTTGAGTTAATTTAAAAATAAATAAAATAAAGCTTGACTCGTATAGGTATTTAGGCTTATATTATAGTATAAGAAATGAAAGAAAAAGATTGAATTAGATAAAGCCCGACTCTCTCCCAAAAAAAGGGATATAGAGAGATATTGTGAAAAGTCGCAAAGGGCGTAAAGCGACATGAAGATTTTAAAAGTCTTTTGACTGTTTCGGGTGTTGTTACCCTTTCATTACCAGTTAAAAGCAAAGGGATGGTTTTTTTTACTATTTCCATCCCAAAGAATTGTGGGTTAGGGTTGACTACATATTTGGAAACCTGGTGGGTTGTGAGTGACTACCAATTTGGAACTCTCAAAAATTAGGAATGTATGTCGTTAAGGTTGGAATGATAATCCAACCGAGATAATGGTGGAGTAAGTAGGGTGTTAGACTAATCAATCTAACATACCGATTGAAAGCTTCTGTAAGGTTCGAGTCCTTACCTTTCCACAACTTTAGGGATTAAAGTTAAAAGGGTTCCGCGGAACTTGTATAAGACTACTGACAGTCCAAAGATAACTTCAAAGGCTACTGGAATCCCTAATTAGTGTTTTTCACCTTAGAGGTTAGTTTACACTTAAATGAAAACTAAAATCGCAGTGAGTTTTCGTGGTGATGTTACTCCTTAAAAACAAACATCACCAAAATTTTGGTGTTGACTGAGAGGTAGTCGTTTGACTTGAATCGTTAGAAAACCACGACACCACATGACTTAGAGTAGTGTTGAAACAATGATGAAGTGGCGAGCGATAATATCCAACAATATGAATTCTGGCTCCTCACTACTCAAAGATTTAGATACCCCATCCGACTGATGGTAGCCGCTGACAGGCCGGTGTCATACATCAAGTTGATTATTAGTCTGTCAAAAATTTTGGTGTAAAGATTAATAATAGGTAAATAATAAAATGCAATGGAAATACAAGTATGGAAGATCATAGAGTAGAAGAAGTATATAACGATAAACAATATGTGTTACTCGATGCAGACAACATCGATATCATTATAGGAGATGCCATCAAACAGGGTATGTTACAGCGCCAAGATGGAAAGAAGATCAATACCTCTACTGTATCAGAAGATGACAAGTATGAGTTGATGGTTCATTTTATACAGTTCATAATAGACCATCAAGGAAAAGAAATGGACTCAAGATTTATAATTGCGAAAGCTTAAGGTAAAAAATAAAATGCAAACTAATAACTATATAAGGTCAATCAAAGAAACACTAACCTTCTTATTTATAATGTTCGTAGGATATCTATGGATAGTAGTAGGGTCCATAGCAGAAAATCCCCATATTGGCCAAATGTGACATATTGTCATATAGAATCTCTACAGAAGTTAGCTTGAACGCTACCCCCACCATTAAGCCGTTTACCCTACAGCGTATGACATTTTGACAGGCGCCTGGCTGACAAATATACGGGGGTTAAAAATTATACCTAAGGGATTGATATTAGTTGTTACCCAGGTGGGTAAGCTAGTATCAAACACTAAAAAGAATTATGAATAACTTGGAGCAGTATATAATCTAATGAGCTTCTGTTACGAGATAACAGATGTGGAAGGATGCGTATTGCTCCAAGTAATATCATTCATTATGGTAATCATACTATCAAACACTATAAACAATTAAGCATATATGAATAATATAATATATAATAAGGAGATAATAGATGAGTTATATACATAAAGATTGGACTGAAGAAGAAATCGCTAAACTCTGCGATTTATTTGATTCACAGGGGGGAGTCTTGGTATCTGATGAGAAAGAAGTTGAGAAGGATAAAAATGATGAGAAAGAAGTTGAGAAGGATAAAAAATATGAAGTAGTGCTCTCACCATCCTTTCCTGAGGAGTACCGCGCAGAATTTGAAGATATACTGGAAGAAGTGAACAAAAGTGAAAAAAAGGCTTGACAAGTATTAAACAACATTTAAATCAACACGACTTAACTTACCTTTCACATATGAAAGTTGCTTTGTGGTTTGCTTACACATTTACTAAAGTTGTCATTGCAGCATTATTACACGGGCTTATACCCTCTATATATAAAACATATTGTAGTGATAAAGTTAAAGAGGTTTATAAAAAAATTAATGAATCTTAATCAAAAAGTTATTTGGGCTATATGGGTCATATTACTAACCGGTTGGAATTATACATTCCCTGATGCGTTACCTTATGAAGATGTTTTTATCTCTGTAATATTAACCATCATAGTTAACAAATTATTATCACTCAATAGATTAATCAATGGAAAGAATTAAAATGTTATTATCTATATCTAAGTGGTTACTGCGTCCATCTTATATACACCTACGTCTATATACTATGTATGGATCTCGTTATTACATTTATATATTATTACATCCGATAAGATTTATTAGAGATTTCAACCGTTATATCAACTGGTGTATTATGATGGATAAACATAAATGAATAAAGGAAATAGTCACATATGAAAAAGAAAAAAAGTTTAAAGCGATCACTCAAATGTACCCGATGTGGAAATAAAGTAACCAACATAGGAGATAAAGCAATTAGTGTAATTTGTTCCTCTTGTGTATCGTCACCAATCAAAAATCAAAGAAAGAAATTTTTAAATGAATCCAAGTAACATCAATCCCAACGGTTGGCGTCAATACTATAAAGAGAATCAAGATAAAGGATCAACGTGTGATTTGATAGCTAGAGAAACTATTAAATATCATTTACCTATTATCTTACCCACTATATCTAATATAACAGATGATCCTTTTGGAATGTATGATATAGATCTTGCTGGTGTTATAACTACTACACCTACTGTATTAAATCCACAACCTTCTTCTCAATCTACTATCTATATAGAAGCTGAATTGAGATTGGTTGATTCTAGAGTCTGGCAACTTAGAGCACCTATCAGAAAATATAAATACTTCTCCGATAGACCGTCATCACTTTATATACATATCAATAGACCACAAACTAGAATGGCTATAATAAAAGGACCAGATCTAATTAATTCTAAAAAGGTAAATATACCCAATAGATATAATCCACAAGGTGAACAATTTTTTGTTCCAGAACAAGACTTAGTTAATTTTTATGATATAACACCATTAGAACAATTTAACAATATTGATGTAAATAATTTGGGATTGTAAGTTATGAAAAATAAAAAATATCAATGTGATGAATGTGGTAAAGCATTCGAAAATCAAAACGAGGCCCGATAACTTAATTAAAAAAAGGCTTGACTTATATAGCTTTTTAGTGTTATATTTAGGTATAAGAAATGAGAGATAAATTAACAATTAATAAATTAATAAATGTATAATAAAATGAATAATACTTTAACAAAACCACTTACAATTGAAAGTTTACCAAAATATGGTAAAACAAATTATAATATGTTAGATAATAAAAGACTTTGGATTTACGGAGTTCTATATCAATTTAATGGAAAGTGGGTTGCAAAGGCACCCGGACAGCACGTTTGTGTAACTAAAGATGAAGCGATTAAATACGCTGTAAACTCTACATTGGCCAAAGGCCGAGGACTTCTTAATACAAATAATGTAATTTTTTGTGTTGATATGACTGAACAAGCAATTGATGCAGGTTATAGTTCGAAAAATCATTACGACAAATTTGACGATTTTATTAGACCACTTTTTCCAAACTATAAAGGTACAATTAAAAATGATGTAGGTGGTGCATCTCGTGAGTTATTAGTTGAGTTTGATGAAAACGAAACAAGAGAAGATATTGAACTTAAACTTGTGTCTAAGATGGAAGAAATTTCAAAACAAGTGTTGATTAATCCATCTAAAATATATAGTATGAGAAGATATATGGATTCATTAATGGATGAGGGATATAGTTCAGATAAATCTCTTATAGCAGGATGTACTGGTTCGGGTAAAGAAACAAGTAACTTGACTCTCTTAATTCACCGACACGATAAAATGTTGAAAGAGAATAAGATTGATGAAACATCATTGCATGTTGGTGTAGCAACCGTACCATCTACTATAATGGAATTAATCAAAGAACTTACAGAAGTTAAGGGAATGACAGATGAGATAACAGGTAAATTTTATGATTATAGTAGATTTGAACTATATATGGTTGAAAAATTTACAAAGAGTTATTACCCTATTCTTACTCGCCGACAAAAAATATGGTTTAAACACAATGTAAATGTTGTTGATACGGTGGGGGATATACCACCAACACACACAAAGGAACAAGTTCCTCTTTTACTTGGTAGTTTCCACGATTTGGGATTAACTGAAAGAAAAGGCAAAGATTTTGGTAAAAAATTAAAATCTATATATGTAGGATTAGATGAACGGATTGGTATTTTGTCTATTGGAGAGGCACATAAATTTTTGTCCAATCCCAGTAATAAAATGTGGAGTAATATTAATGAATTAAAGAGAAAGCATTTAATATTAGTTACGGGAACACCATATGATTATATTTTTAATGAAGATAATCAACTTTATTTCTCACCCGAAGAAACGGCACTATTTACTTGGGATGATTTGTGTAGAGAAAAGATTTTAGATCCAGATGGGCCATATGGTCAATATCCAGATATGAATTATTATGGATTACCAGATATTAAAGAAACTTTAGTAAGGTTAAAGGCGGATGGTAAATGGGAAGATGATGTAAATGGTTGGACTTGGAAAAAGTTATTTACCACTATGGATAAGAATGAAAATTTTCTTTATGGTGATGCGTTAGTTTATATTTTTGAAAGAATATTGGGTCGTTCTATTGGATTTGATAGTAAAGTAGAAGGATTGAGTATTCATTCAGCACCAGAGTTATGTGATGAAGCAAAACGACATATAATTATGAGACTTCCATCAGGTCAAAACAATGTTGGTGTTAGTGATTATATTCCAAAGTTAATGAAGTTATTGGAAGATAATGGAGTGGCATCTGATAGAGATATTATAGAAGTATATGAAGATGGTGATGTTGGAAAGATTAAAGAAGTTACTGTTGAGAATAAAAGACCAACTCTTACTTTAACTTGTACCAAGTATTTAACTGGAACTGATATTCCACAATGGGGAAGTGTTATCTTTTTAGCACCTATTGGTGATAGTATTAAATTGTTTGAACAAATAGTTGGTAGAGTGAAAAGACCATTTAAGGGGAAGAAAAATTGTGGAGTGTTTATTGGAAGTGTAGATGAAGTAATTAATCTTCATGTATCAGTTGAACAGTTGGTATCAATGATGAGAGGAAAGGATGAATCTTTCAAAGATGTTTTGATACGAGTTCTTGAAAACTATAATGTATTTACTGGTGAAAATGATTCTTGGAAAAAACTTGATTTTCCTGATTTAGTATCTCGGTTAGAAGCTTTAAGTGTTAGGGGAAATTATGGAGTTCGTGGTTGTATTAAAGAATTAAAAGTACCAGATGATTTTGATTTAGTATTTAAATCAAGTAGTTCCCAATCTGAAGATGTTGTTATTGTGGATAATGGTATGACAGACGCAAAGGATCTTGAAAGGAAAATCTTATCTAAACAATTACAGTTATTTGAAAAAGAATTTAAGAATGAGAAAAATAAAGTAACATTTTATCGTAATATGGTAAAAAAACATCTTTCTAAAGTACGAGTTTTATGTTATCTTGAGAATTTTAATACTTTACAAGAAGGAGTTGAGTTCGTTGTAAAGTCTATAAATGAAAATAATAGTGATGTACTTGACGGAATTGGTAAGGGAGTAGAATTAATTCCATATTATATGTTAGATAAAAATCAAATAGATATTTCTTATTTCAATCGGTGGGTTCATAAAATTAATTCAGATAATATAAGTTTGAATGGATTATTAGAACTTTTGGCCAGTCCAGAACTTGAAGATGAAGATACTTCATTTTATCCAACACCCATTTGGTTATTTAGAATAATGATTGAAAAACTTTTAGAAAATGAAGTTATTGAAAATCCAGTAGTTTTAGATCCAGCAGCAGGACGTGGAACTTCGTTGATAACTTTACTTGAAATGTATAAAGAAAAAGGTATTGAGGTAGATACATCTAATATTTATTATAATGATATAGATCCATATATGGTTAAGATTTTTAAAAAAATCAACAAAGAATATAATTTAGGTATTCCAGAAGAAAATATTTTTAATGAAGATGTATTAAATCCATCTCAAAAATTTAAGGAGATTCTTATGAAAGGATTTGATGTAACACTTGGTAACTGGCCATTTGGAAATAAAAACAACAAAATATGGGATAAATTTGATAGATTAGTTTTAGATAAAAATAAAATAAATACTAAATATGTTTTAAGAATAGCACCATCGGGTTGGAGAAATGTAGATGGAAATCAGAAAGATATTCAACGAAAGATATTTAAGGAGATGGATTTACTATATCTTGAAATGTATGATGAAAGTGGTGGACTTGATACCTTTGGAAAAGAGACACGAT